GCCGCCACCGCCGCCACCGCCATCGCCGCCATCCATCGACATCAGATGACGTCCTAAAGAAGCTAGGTAAGCAGCAAACATCTGGTTAACTCACGGCAGCAGATATGCTTCGATGTTTGGAAAATTCTGAACAAGGAACTGACCCGCAGGGTCTGATGTATAGGCCCACATCCTGACAAAATCCGTCGTTCCATTCATGTAGGACATACCTGAACAAGACAAAATAGTAGTTGCTGCGGCCCCTCCAAATTGGCTTTCGCAAACTTGTTCAAGGTTATTAGGGTTGTAGGTGCCCTGATCGTTCTTCAACAAATTTATGGCTGTCCAGCCACCAGTTGGTGATGTCATATAACCTCTGATGAAAAAGTCATACACACCGGCTCGCGTCGGTTTGTACACATGCGTTGTCGCATTCCAACCAGTAAATCCATCAAGTGATGGAGTGGCAGCAAACGGAACGATAGTCCACGTTGACGTTCCGATACTCAATGCTGACGCTTGCGTTATAGAAAATGCTTTTGTCGTAGTTGGGATCGGACCGGCTGCACCGCCGGGTCCAACAATTTTCCATTGCGTACCGTCGAATACGCGTAAAACTGAACCGTCCCACCATTCCGCTCCGGTAGCCGGATTAGAAGGTGCCGTACCTGAAATGATAACCATACCCGTTCCTCCGCTGCCGCCACCGCCATCGCCACCACCGCTACTGTCACCACTATGAAACAGTTCCGGCGTAGCTGGAACATACATGTTTAAACTCGGGTCCCACAAAAACAGCGAACCCTCGCTTGCATAACTCGGATTGGCCGGTTGAAACCATGCTGTTGTGCTTTGATTGGTCGTCGGTGCTGTTTGAGAAGTTACAATTCGCATCAGACCGGCGCGACCAAGCGCAGCTACTACAAAATCCAATCCCGGCATCTGGGCTTTTTCGACGCCACCCGAAGCAGCACGCCAGAGACCTACTAAGTCCGTTGATGGGTTATAGGGCATGCTCATCCTCTGCTGTGTAGAGAGGGTTAAGTGTTACGAGAACCAGCTTCCCGGTATTTGGCAGTCCAACTGGCGGTACAGAATTGCCGGGATCAGCAGTAACCGTCAGCGGAATGACATAATCCGCAGACAGTCCGACAGCAATCAACTGACTAGGTGCGATGTCTGTCAGAACTGAACCTTCACTCGACAAGCCAAGCGGATATACACCGGTCACTGCAATAACCGGACCACCACTACTTGTATCACCACCGTTTTCAGACCATCCAGCTATCAATTTCGGACCGAAAATTGTCAACTGCATTCCGTAATTGTCGTAACCGGCCCATTGCAAAAAGTAGTCGCCGGAAACACCAAGTGCGTTGCTGGGTCTGCTCGGTCCAAACCATTTCAAGGTATTTCCGTAAGATGATGGCACCGTAAAAAGATAATGACCCCAGTCATCAAGACCGCCGGTACTGCGTTTTTCAAACAAGTTCAAAGTCTGCACATCAATATAAAGATCGCCCACCACACCGGCTTTCGGAACCGGCGGTCCATAGCCGCGCAAAATAGAGCCATACAGTTTGGCTACGTTATCGACGCTGGAACGGGATGTGCTGAAGCCGCTCATGGTGTTGCTCCGCTGTCACCAGTTCGCGTAACCTGCAACGCCATGGCGAGACCGCTTCCATCAACATTATTGATGTTGAGAATACGCAATCGCACCCATCCCGCGCGATGCGCGCGCATGCCTACAGCCACCACGAGGTTCTGCCATTGGTCAATCGGCCAGCTTTCCCTGTGGTGCTGACCGCCAATGGTCTTCATTTCCAGCAGCATTTCCATTTCAGGTGCTGTTGGCACTTTCGTTACAATAGATGATGCAGGAGTTTGAAACTCAATGGACGCGCGGCAGGCGTTGACTGCAATCCAGTCGCCTTTATTGATCGGCAGGAAGTCAGTCGCGCCATTAACGAAGTCAGCATACACTTCGTCATACTGGGCGTTGATCCTGCCAGCGGTGCCGCCGGGCCGGTAGAACATTCATTTGCCCTTCCCGCCTTTGGTGAATGCATTGGTGCCGCGTACAGTAGTGCCACCGTCGCCAGTACCATATTGAGCTTTTGCCAGACGGCGATTGCCACCTGAGATATTGCCAACCGCACCGGGGTAGCGTTTCAGCTTGCCCATCGGCATCGAACCATGACCGCTCCAACTGGTGACGTGCTCACTCAGACTGTCGCCAGCGCTGTTACCGAAGGCGTTAACCTCATTCTTGAATGTGGTCATTTTAGTTTGCCTTTCGTTTTGACCGGCTTTTTGGACGGTACCGCGAAAGCCAGTATAAACGGCTGTCCCGGCTGGAACAAGCCGGAACGCTTGGTTAGAAAGTAAGTTTCCATGTTGGGCGCGTATTCAGCCCTTTCGGGTAACCGGGGCTTGGCCCTTTTTTCTTTGGGCATTGTAAATCCTCGCTGCTTTCTTCTTCGCGGCTTTGTCCTTCAGACCTTGCTGCTTGAACTTGTCGCGCATCGCTTCGTACTTAGCTGGCATCATTTTGCTCCCAACTTGCTAATAAACTCTGCCAATACTAGCGGCGGCGTGCCTTCGATGGCGCGGATGCGGTTCTCGTGATTGAACAATACCTGATCCTCGGGGCTCGGCGGCGGCGGTGGTGGCGGCGGGGGCTCGACGTAAGGGTCGGGCACACCACCATCGGCCAGCCAGTTCTGGTACTCAACCCAATCGCGGTTGGCGGGATCGTTGGGGATGCAGGCGCCGTCTGCGGTACGGATCACGCTGTCGGTTGCGGTGAGTTGATAGTCTGCCATCTAGAGCCTCGCATTCGCCGTCCAAGTTGCTCCAAGGCTGACAGCGCCTGTTGCTGTCGCTTGTACGGTCATTCTGCATCCGTCAGTAGCAGCGGTGTCTACAGCAAGAACCGTCGCGTTAGTGACCGCTACTGGCAATGCACTGAGGGTCGGTAATGCTCTTTTCATCGCGCGAAAGGTTACCTGTACACCGAGATAACCGCTCGCAGCCATGTAACTGATAAAGTTCTGCGTTCCCTTTTCATAGTACCGCATGCACAGCGCCAACTCACTGGCGTAATCCGGCACCATGAACGGCGGCGCCACGGCACCCTCGTAGAGCCCGACGTCGAACAGTTCGAACGTGTTGCCGTTAGTACCAAATAAATTGAATTGATTTGGTGAAGCAGTAATGCCGCTGCTCTGCCATGATCCGGCTGTTTGTTGATAATTGGTTCCAGCCATCAAAGCCCAGCGAACAACTAAGCCTGTGGTGTTGTCTGCTACCCATGTACCGGCTACATCGCCGGGGATGGTTACAGTTTTAACTGTATCGGTGTTTGCTTCGCCAGCCGCTACAACATACTCAGCAACATAACTCCGGGGCGCGCCAGCGATATTGACAAACGCAATACAGTAGGTTCCGGCGGGAGCCTTGACACCAATTTGTAAAGTAGTGGTTTTGGCGGCGGCTGACCCGTAACGCAAATCAGCTACCCGCAACCCTTCTAGTCTGTCTTCCAACCAAATAAGATCATTTGCTGCAACCGTGTGGGCTGCTGTTACGGTTACGCGCAACCTGTTTGGAGAACCTGCCGGAGTAGGGCTTGCTACTTGTTGCGCGGTATATGAGCCGATACCGCTAAGTGAAATTTGATCAACAGCATAATATCCGTTGGCCGTCCCTGCCGTCGCGCCGTTCTCCTGCGAAACCATCATCGCGCCGTTGATGATGTAATTTTTTTTCAGGCTCCCGATGTTGCTGCGGCCCTGCGCCATCTGGTTGATGGTCAGACCCTGCGGCATGTCGTACCTGACAGCGCCGATGCCGGTTTGGGTCGGCGTCGTCCACTTCTCGCCGTCCCAGCTATAGACCGGCACCCCGGCCAGCGGTGGCTGCGGATATTTCTGGCCGACAGTCGGCGCGCTCGGGAAATCCAGCATCACAGCCTCGCGTCGATTGAAAATTGCGCGTCGATTGGCGCACTCGGAGCAGTAACCTGACGCAGGCCATCCCACGGCGAATAAGAAAGCGGACCTACTGTTCCCCCATTGAGACTTCCTTGTATCAAAGTGACTGTAGGAGCCGCCCGTTTGGTCGCTTTGAACCAGGATGTATTATTATAAATGCCTGTAGTTGGAGCCATCGTCATGCCGATTTTTTCATAATAGCGGTAGCACGTGATCAGCTCCTGATCGTAGGGCCGCATGATCAGCGGCGCACGGGCCTGCGACGGCAGCTCAAGCCCCGGCAATACAATCAGCCCTGTAATGCTAAAGCGATTTGCCACGTTGGCGGCGCCGTTGAATGCCCCCGTAGGGCCGAAAGCATTGGCAGCCAGCCAACTACCGGGCGCAGCCTGGAAACTGGTGCCGCACATCACGGTAAAGCACAGATATATTCCCGCGCCATTCGTTGCATTCCACGTACCCGCGGTATCGCCGGGGATCGTGAGTGTTACCCACTGCCATGTGTTGGCAGGAAGTGTGAAGGAAAACACATAGGACCGGGCACCCGTAGCATTCCGCACTGCGCCGGAGTAGGTACCGCCGACAGGAGCTAAAGCCCAGAAGCCTATCGATATCGGCTGTGCGTTTGCCGCGCCCCATCCGAGCCGCGCGATACGATAGCCTTCAATGACATTGGCACAGAAAAGATAATCTCCCGCAGCGGGAGCGGTATTAGCTACGTTGAGCCATAATGCGACAGCGTTTGCGTATCCGGGTAGACCGGGGCTGCTGGCCCCTTGCCACGAAATAGACTGCGCGCCGACAGACTGGACCGTCCAACCATCCGCAATATATTTAACGATAGTCGTTCCGCCGGCGCCGCCATATATCTGGGTGGTGCCGTTCTCCTGACTGACATCACAATTGCCGTTAATCTGCAGGCCGTTGTAGGCCATGGCGTCGAATGGCGCGGCGTAGATGTTCTGACGCACCTGCTGCTGCTGCGGCGCCGTCAGCGCCTGCGCGGTGTCGTAGCGCACGCCCTGCGAGGTCTGCAAAAACGTCGTCAGGTCCGGCTGCGGGGCGGCGATCACCCATTGCGTCGAGCTGCCGTCATTGTATCTGACGAACAATAAACCGGTGTCGCTTTCGAACCACATCGAGTTGTCGGCGGCGCCGGCCGGCGGAGTGTCCGATACGTACACCGCCGAGCCACCGCCGGATGCTATCGGATGCACGTGGTCTTCGCGCGCGTACTTGACCGAAGTGCCGACCGCGCCGGTGCCGCTCTCGATGACCGGCACTGCAGTTGCGGGAACGGGAACGGATGCGCTCGACGCATATCCCTGTGACTTGACGAACGCCGTCGTTGCAATCGAAGTGTCGTTGTCTGCGGTTGCCGGCGTCGGCGCCTGCGGATCGCCAGTGAAAACCGGCGAGGCAATCCGGGCCAACGCAGCAACCGCAACGCCGCCATCTTTGATGACCGTGCCGGTGGTGCCGTTGAACACCGCGATGTTGTTGTCGGCGGCGCTGGCGGGACCGTTGACGTTGCCGGTGCCGGTGCCGCTAGAACCGGGCGGTCCCGCTGGGCCTGCCGGACCCTGCGGTCCTGCCGGTCCAGCCGCGCCCGGTGGTCCCGGCACTGTCGAAGCCGCGCCTGTCGGACCCTGCGGACCTTGCGGACCGGTAGCACCCGGTGGTCCCGGCACTGTCGAAGCCGCGCCTGTCGAGCCCTGCGGTCCCTGCGGTCCCTGTACGCCTGTCGGACCTTGCGGTCCCTGTACGCCTGTCGGACCTTGCGGTCCTGTCGGACCCGGATCACCCTTTGGTCCGATAATGATGGGACCTTCAACCATTTCCACTGTCGAAGGATCAAAATGCACATCGACAGCAGCCACCTTTGAAGGATCAAAATGCACATCAATGGTGGTAATTTGGTTCATTTTATCCGCGCCAACTGAGGTGCAACTTTGAAATAAGTAACGTCCTGCGTTACAATCACATTACCTTTCAGGATGGTAAAAATATCTCCACTGGGATAAGCCAGCTGCAAATCCCAGACACCTACCGCTGGCAAGCTTTCACTTTGCGATGAAGTCAGCACCATATTGATGGTATTTGGCAATGCTACAGTACAAGTTAGCGCCTGTTCGTAATTACCACCAAGTGCTTTATCTCGTATCAAAGCATTAACTTGCACTCCGGTAAGATCAGCCGGTTGGGTCCTCGCAACGTCGGTCCATAGATTGAATTGCCAACGCCCAGTATCGCCCCGGTAGATATTGAGATTGCTGCTTCCGGGGAGCATGACAATTACACCCCAACATAATTGACAGTCACTACGTCAGCGATAGCAGTCAGAACTGTAATCTGGTTTGCCGTGAGAGAAACGTTGGAAAACGTTGCTGTCTGTCCTTGCTGGTAAACCACAGCAGCACCAGTGCCGTACGAAATTGCAACGCCGGTTGCTGACGTTACAATAGTGAACATGATTTCAGTAAACGAAGTAGTAAGACCGCACAATGTCAGCAACGTTGCTGTCGATGTAGTGCCAGCCTTACTGGCCATTGTAGCGCTACCGGATTTTGCTCCGGTAGTCGTAACTGTAGTTTCTTCAGCAGAATAAAACCGCGACTGCCCTATCTTGGCAGCCGCAGCCATTCTCGAATTTGGAAATTGATTTAGAAGATCGATGCCAGCCATAGATTATGCCTTCGCGGCAGGAATGGGACCGGTAGCTGGGACAGGTGCTTTGGTATCAGCCGCGAGAAGACCGGGCACGAATGTGCTGCTAGCGCCACGGAAATGCCTCGCAGGATTAAAAGCAACTTTGGCGACAAAACCAGCGGCTGTCGGATCGTTACCAATTTCTTCGCCGCTGCCGAGCACACGCAACGGCAGTGTAGCCGTTAAGGCGATAGCTGGATTAAGCGAAACACCGGAAGTACCAAACCGCGCCGATTGTTGACCGGCATTGGCCTGCACGTCGGCACCGGAGAGCAGATTGAGATTGAATGCGGTACCGGGCACAGTCGGCACCGTAATATAGCTTTCAACAAACGGGTCTGTTTCCACAGCCAGCCATGCTTCAGTCGAAGCTGGAACGTACTGAAAACCGTTTTTGGCCATGTACAACGTAATTGGACCGAAGCCGACAACAACACCGACAATCAGCGATGTCGTATCGCCGGGCACCCATCGGGTGACATTCGGCGCAATGGACTGGTTACCAAGTCCAGAACCACCACCGCCGCCAATCACCACCGACGCGGAAGGCGCTGAAATATTAGCAGGCAGATCGCCGCCACCTTGAATGCCAATGGTTGCACTGGCAGCCACAACGATGTCGCCACGGAAGATCGCAGCCGCGTTGGCAGCCGGAACGTGAAAAATCCTGACCGAAGCATGATGGGGGTCGCCACTGCCAAGGCTGACAGGCACCAGACCGGAATAATGCCGGAAACCCCCGCCGAGGGTACCCGCGTTAAGGAAGCTGACCATTTCGGTTCCCTTTCTTGGGGTTAATGGTACCGCGACTTTAAACCGTATCCGTGTATACACAAAGCGCTATTTTTAGCCTCTTGACGGTACCGTGAAAAGGTATATAGTAACGATATCGCAATCAAAAAACTGAAGGTCACCACAATGAAACCGATGGAAACCTACGATGTGCTGTGCGACGCTTTTAACTTCTTCAACAAGGAGTTATTCAAAGGCAAGCTGTCAGACAGCCTGATCCTGCTGCATCGTCACCGTCACGCTTATGGCTACTTCTGCGCTGACCGGTTTGCCAAGAATGGCAGCAAAACCACCGTCCACGAAATCGCGCTCAACCCGTCGCATATCCGCGAGCGCAAGCCTCGTGAGACGTTCGCCACGCTGGCGCATGAGATGGTGCACCAGCTTCAGCAGGAGCATGGCAAGCCGCCCAAGAATGCCTATCACAACCGGCAGTGGGCGGCGATGATGAAAGAAATCGGATTGTACCCCAGCGATACCGCAAAACCCGGCGGTGCCGAGACCGGGCGCTATGTCAGCCACTACATCGTCAAAGATGGTCCGTTTGAAACTGCTTTTGAAAAGTTCCAGAAAAATAACGACATGGAATTGTTTGGCGACGTCATTACTGCCAGCAAAAAGGAGAAAGGCAAAACCTCGAAATTCAAGTTCGTCTGTCCGGAGTGCGGCCAGAATGCATGGGCAAAAGTCACCGCAAAGCTAATCTGCGGTGACTGTGAAGAAGCGATGGAAGAAGCTTAAGTCTTCGGATGCGGTGTCGGGGCCGCTGGGGCTGCCGGAGTTACCGGAGCTACTGGCGGCTTCGCAGCAGCACTTTCAGACATCGCAGCTTCGACCGCCGCAACGACCTGATCAATCTTTTTCACTAACTCCGATTTGGGGTCAGAACCGGCCTTCACTGCTTCAACCTGTTCCTTCAACCTGCGTATCAATGCATCTTTAGGCTTTTCTGCGGAAGGTTCTTTTGGTGTATCAGGCATGCTGGATACGGCATCATTAACGATCTGATTGACCCTTTCGACAACAATTGGATCAGCCTTGTCGTCCTTGCCAAACATTTCGTTGATTTTCACGCTCAGCTTCTGTTTCAACGCAGCTTTATCAACAGGTTTTTCAACAGGCTTAGTGGTAGTGGTATCTGTCATGTCACTCTCCCTAATCAACGTAGTCTTCAAGTATTTTGACCGGCATCGGTTCCGCTTTCTGAACCCACGAACTGGTTTCCTGCCGCAGTGCGACACGAGCTACATCTACACCACGCCCGGTCGCCATCAGATATTCTTCGTAAGTATGCTGTCGCTTGTTGTCAGCTATTTCGTAGTCGCGTTCGTTATCTTTCTTAAATATATCAGCTTCTGCAATTGTCCAACTGGCTATCCCGGCTGCCGCCTTGTCGGTGTGACCGGCAGCAATCGCTTCCAAGAACAAAACGCTTGGAAACTTCATCGGACCTTGTGAGAAAGGATTGACGGTCATGAACTACATTGCCGCTCTCATTATTGAAATGATGTCCATGCTTATCATCATGGCAGTTTCAGTATGGATCATGGTGCAGCCTCATCACTCTGCAACATATTCACCCCCTGCGTTACAGCAGGACCAGCAAGAGAAGATGACGCATTTACATAACGCTGCCTAGTTTTAGCCGACACTTCGCGTTTTATTAAATCAGCAAATGTTGCAGTTTTGCCCGCTGCTCTTTCCAGCATATGCTGTTGCAACAAGTGAAGTCCCCTGACCGCACCAATGGTACCTGCGGCAATCGGACCAACTCCCGGTATGTGCGCTATTGCGTAAGAAGCAGCAGCCCATCCTCCGGTTTTAAGACGTTCTCCAGTTTTGTTATGCAACGCAACTAGCGCATTCATCATACGTTGCGCAGCAGGATCAGGGGTTTTACCCATTAGTTTATTAAATGCAGCCAGTGCTTCGCGTCCATCGTCACCACCTTGAGCAATCGTCTTAACGATATCCTTGCCTCCAGCTATTTTTGCTTCACGATACGCTTTGTCTGCTTCGTCAAGATTTTGCATCACGGCTTTAGCTCTATCCGGCGGTAGCAAACTCTCAGCAATATGCTGTTGCTGATCGCGAACCTTATCAGCCATAGCACGGTAAGCTTTCATATCTTCTTTTTGATTAGCATATGATGGCGCAGCTTCTGCTTTGCGTTCTTTATCCAACAAACTTGCACGCGCATCAATTTGATTATTCCACACCTCTTTCCAAGTTTTCGGAACAACTGGTACCGGTCCATTTCCAGTTGTCATTATTTTCTTGGCAGTAACTGCATCAGCCCTAAATCTTTCCGGTACCGCAGCACTACCAACAATCGCTTCCGGATCATGCTTGAACTGCGGAGCATTCGCAGCACTTGGTTTTGGCGCTTCAGCAATTTGCTGTCGAATAGGATCATACTGTTCACGACCAATTTTTGCTTCCGCAACAGCACCCGGACGCTGCGTCAACACTTCGCCTGTTGTCTTCGGTATTCCTCCTGCGGCGATAGTTGCTTCAGTCTGTTTATAATTATAAGCCACTGTATCCGGGTCCTGATGCAACTTTTTGACGCTTGCCTCAGCTTGCTGCCAAACTGGATTATCAATCATCTTGCCGCCCGGACCGGCAATCTTTGCTTCTTGCGTTGCCAATATCTTGCCAGCAGCCAACAATTCGGATTTTCCGGATGTCGAAAGTGAATTCCATACCTGATGACCCAAGCCAAGGCCGCGCCCGAAGGCTTCACCGAATACGCCTTCTGCCATCCCTTTCATGCCAGCGTCAAATATCTGACCAGCATCACCGCCTTCATACCATTGTTTGGCAGCTGGAATTGCAGTGCTGCCTGCGACACGCGCAGCAGTCGCTACTGGTCCCATACCGGGAACGTTAGTTACTGCTCCTCTAACTCCTCCCCACCCTGCTGCTTCAGCGTAGCCGCGAGGAGTTTGTTGTTCCGGCGTACCTGTAAAGTAATTTTCAATACCGCCACCAATCGTACCGCCAATTGCACCACCAGCAACCGTACCGACACCCGGTAGGGCTGAACCTATCACGCCACCGGCAGCGCCACCAAGCGCAGGTGCGAGATGAGCAGCTGAACGAGTTGCCTGTGCTGCTCGTTCGTTCATAACTTGCTGTCTTGTCGCAGTTTCCTGAGTTGTCTGACGCACGCCAGCTTGGTAGTTGGCTAATGCTTGTTCGCGAGTTGTCGGATTTGGATAAGGCATCACAGCAGGCTGCGATACGGCAAGAGACGTACTGCCAGCACCATCCCCGCTCATTGCTGCCTTGGTATTGGCCAGACGTTGAGCCCAACGGTTCGCCTGTTCTTCAGTGCCCGGTCCTTTGTAACCTTGCGGTCTTTCCATTCGAATTTGAACACGTGTCAAATCTTCTGCACTCGCATTCGGATCAGAAAGCACTTTCGCGATAAACGGATCGCTATCTGCTGCTTTCGACATTTCCCTGACAAAGAATGAAGTTTGTACATTGACTGGAATTTTCTGATCAGGTTTTCCGGTTACCGGCACACCAGCAAACTGCTGCATTGCCGACAAACGACCACCGTTGTCGTTATGACCAAACAATCCATAACCGATGTAATTTCCATTCTTATCCTTATCGTGAAGCGTATCCGGCTGAAAATTACTTTCACTGTGCGCCGAACTGGTAGCTACAATGGCCGAATTGTTGGCAATAACCGGATTATTGCTGACATTCTGCGCAGTCTGACCAGCAACACCAAAAACAGTTCGCGCATTAGGATGAGCGGCAACATGAGCCGGAAAACCGTTACTCGGCACACCTTGTGAAAAAGTCCCGCCGGGTCTGACACCCTGCGGAGCAGCAACAGGTGGAGGTGGTTGCACAATGCCAGTCCCCGGTCCACCGGGTTGCTGCGGCGTCGGAACGCTAGGCGGAACAGGCGCAGGAGCAGGTACATTACCAACACCTGCTCCCCATGAACTGGGAAGCGCAGCAGGAGCGACAACAGTAGGAGCAGGAGCGGCAGCAGTAGCCTGCTGAAGTACGTTCAGCGGCCCAGATGGTTGTGCTCTGGCACCGGGAGCAGTTACGACAGCAGAAGCAGGCCGCTTAACTACATCCCACGGTGCAGGCGGTCGTTCCGCTGCCTGCGCCGAAGAAATACCCAGCACATTGGATGCTACGTTGCCTATCGTGTCGGACAGGCTCGATCTGGGACCAGGGAGAGGACCGGGAGCAGCCATGGCGGGCGCTGGCGTGAAAGGAACAGGTGCGGCACCGGTAGCAGGAAATGCACCGCCAGCAGGCACTACCGGGGCAGCAGGCGCAGCCGTTACAGGCGCAGCCGGTGCTACGCCTCCATACTGCCCTGCGCGCGGATTGTAGGGCAGTGGCGTGCCTGCACGTACGCCACCGCCGCCCGCCGGAGGAGTAGCAGGGGGGCTTGCCGGGGGCGGCGGTACGCTGCCGCCGCTAGGTGCGACTGGAGCGGCGGAAGGAGGAGGGTTAGCCAGTTCCGGGGTCAATCCCGGCAATGCCGAAAGCGGTATTGGATTGACCGAAGCACCCGGTACGCTTCTTCCAGCCACACCGCGATCCAGATATATCCGGTCGTGATCGCGAACTATTGCCGGTAACTGCGATCTATAAAGTTTTTCGGTATCGCGGCCATAAGCATGCGCACCTTTAAGCGTATCTTGCAATTCTGGTTCTAGACCGCTCTGATCCAGTCGTCCACCGTATGAACCGATATGTTCTGCTACGCCGTTAAGTCGTGTGGAAATATCTTTAATGTTGTAGTCCTTGAGAAAATCCAGAACGTAGCGAATTTGTCCCTGCGTCAATTTGGAAAGATATGGAGACATTTCTCCGGTAATAACGCCTTTGCCGCCAGCATAAGCTCCTATCAGCTTATCCAGACCTTCCTGAACCGGACCGCGTTTTGCCAGTTCGATTTTCATCAATTGACCGTTAGCACCGCCAGCGCCACCGCGCATCGCAGCCGCAAAACCTTCGGCAATGGCCTGCTGAACATTCGGATTAGTGTTAATAAGTTTCTGGTCTGCGCCAATCAATGGTTTGCCGTCGCTGCCGGTCGTCGCCATTTTATAGGTGCGAAGAAACGAGACAGTTTTCTCGCGTTCCGTTTTAGGATACGCGGTTTCTAGTTCTTTGCCGATTGTTTCTCGTTCTTTAGGTCCGTAATTACCCCACGTACCTTCCTTACCTTTGTCTGCACCAAACAATCGTAGATCATTCGAACCATAAACATCAGCAACGCCATTAACACCGTAACCAAGATGAACTTTTGCAGTTGTTCCCGGCATTACTTCGCCGTTGGACATCCGCATGTTCTCGGTCTGAGTTTTCGACATATCCTTGTCAGTTTGATCGGTAAAATCGGTATATTGAGCGCGTTGTTGTTGATATCTGCTGATTGCTATGCCCGCGCGTCGCCCAGCTTCATCGCGTTGCGCACGCTGTGCCTGCCATTCTCCTAATGATCTGGGAATATTGAAGCCGATACCGCTTAATGGATGTTGAGGGTCGGTCAATTCGTTGCGAATTTCATTGTATTCTTTGTCTGTCGTAGCGCTATCAAGCCTGTCTTTGATCTGCAAACCTTGTTTATGTTGACTTTCCATCGCAGCAACCATGTCGGGCTGATAAGCTGCCACAAGGTCTTTCTGACCACGCGCTACCAAAGCATCCATGGCAGTTTGATCGCCGCCACGCATCCTGTTAACCAGATTTTCCACCACGGTATCGTTGGTCTGCGTCCATGTCTGCTGATTACGCGGAATGCCGGAATTATCCGCCTTCATCTGGTTGTTTTTCTGCTCCTGCAACTGCTTGTCGATCTGATCGATCTGCTGATATTTTTGAGCAGCTTCCGCAGCATCTTTCTTGGTACTTTCACCAAACCAGAATTTGCGCATCGGGTTATTGGCTGCGTTCAGCGCCCTGTCAGCTTCTCCTTTCAATATTCCTCTGGCAGTTTCCAGCGGGTTCATGTTGGGATCGACAGCCGGATACATGGTCTGGTTGCTACCAAACGGACCGGTCCCGGTGCCCGGTATCGGTCGCACCCCTGACGGAGCAGGTTGGGTCTGATAAGGCGATACCGACCCTATGTTTGGCTGCCCTTGCGCCTGCGGTGACGTTGTTTGCGCCGTCTGCACCATCGGCGCAATTGAACCTTGCGAAATAACCGGCTGCCCTCTCTGCGGATTTATCACCAGATTTGCAGGATTAGGCGGTGCCAGATTAACCGGCTGCCCCGGCGCTGGCGCGATTGGAGCTACTGTCGAGCCGGTAACATCCTGTGTAGTTGAAACCGGTTGCAGCAAGGCAAATGCTGTCTGGGGAAAAGTCCCTCCGGTTGCCGCAGTCGGGACAGATCGCACCAGCCTTGAAGGATCAAGACCGCTGCTTGGCGACAGATTAACTGTATCGAGGCCAATGTCGGCACCAGTTACATCGTCGTCCATGACTTTTCCTTGGTACCAGTCAAAAACTGGTACCTAGATATCATTTTGTTGCCGTTTCGTCCACGGGGTAGACCCTGCCGTCCTCGTAACGCCAATTGCCTTGCAGCCCCAACGTCAATTTGGCTTGCGCCCAGACCGCTCTCGATCTGATGACAATCTCTCTTTGTTCTTCATGAATGGCATGGCAAAAATTGATGTACTTGGCGCGGAGCGTCACGTCATCGACCGTCAAATCGTCGAATTGCTCTCGCAGATCGTCAGAGATTTTAATTCCAGCCCGTAGAATTCCCTCGCTGAAATTATCAGCAATTTTCCCGACCGGGTGCCCAATCCAACCATTTTGTGTTGCTTCAGCCATCGCGACATCTCCGCTATCGCTTCGTCGTCAGCCTGCGCGTTGGGACGGGGGTTGACCGACATATTCGAATTCCTTGAACAGTTCCGGGTCAATCGGATACATGTTTAGCTCTGCGCCTTCTTTCACCCATTGCAAGGCTTCACCAAGCGTAACGATGACTACACGCCGTCTGCACGGAATATAATCGTAAACGGCCCACTCAACCATTACTAGCGGTTTCATCAGGATCATCCACCTGTTGCGGCATCGGATCGTCGGCCACACCGTCGAAATCTTCATCGCTGAGACCGGCGAACATGATTGCTTCACTGGCGCGTCGTCGCGTCAGTCCCTTCAAGACTTTTCCTCCGGCCTTGTTCCATTTTTTGAATTCGTGGCTGGCTCCGACGTAATCGCCGGAGTTGAGTTTTCGCAGCAGGGTTGATCCTTTGAGCGCTGAGCTACCGATGTTGTATGCAAGGGAAACGAGCGCAGAAAACTGATAATCTGTGAGCGGGACGGTAGCCATCTTGCGGACGTCGCGCTCAAAGCCTTGCATGTCTTCCATGAATGCCTGATGGCATTCTTCAGCCGTCCAAATTGAAGCCGCGTCGAATTTTCGTCCATGATGATTGGTATGCCCCCATCCGATGGTCAGCACATTAGCTGGACACCTATAAGCTTTATATTTACCCTCATGCAACTTTAAGCATCCTTCGAAATGTTGGATCAATTTCGCGCCTGCAACCGTTAAACTGTGTTCTTCGTTCATTTTCCAGTCCCTCCCGGCGGCGGCACGATGCATTGGCTCAACAGTTTCTGAACTTCAGCCTGAACGCTTACGAATAATTTAACATTCTCGGCACGTTGCTGATTAAATTGCGAAGATTGCAGATAGACAAAACCAATCAGCGCGAAAATCACCAACAGCAGCCCTAGCATCAATGGTTGGCTCTTGAGAGCATCCAGCAGGCTCGCAATGTTGGCACCGCGCTCAGTCATGGGTTTATGTTCAACCTCTTGGTCATGACGTCAACGACCCTTTCAAGCCGTTCCTTGTTTTCCTTGGTCTGGCTCTCCAAAACTGTGAGCCGGTTGTCGATGATATTGAGATGCGGACTTCCTCGCGTTTCGAGTGTGTTTACGCGGTTCTCAAGCGTGTTGAAATAACTTAGCGCCCACGCACCACCGCTGATCAGCGCGACGGCCTGCGCAAACAAAAAATACACCAAGGCAGAATTGGATTTTACCCATTCCCTGAGTTCTGTCATGGTACCAAGCATAACACAGGAGGAACCAATGGCAAAATTGACCACCAAAGGACGCAAATCATTGTCAAAGAAGAGTTTTGCGCTGCCCGGCAAGCGTGCCTACCCCATCGAAGACGCTTCTCATGCCCGCAACGCGCTGGCGCGGGTCAGCCAGCACGGCACGCCTGCGGAAAAGGCCAAAGTACGTTCAGCCGTCAAACGCAAATATCCGGAGATCGGCAAGAAATGAATGATTTCGATATTTATGAAATCATCAGCATCGCCGCGTTCTGCCTGACTGCTGTCATCATCTTCGCATTGCTGATACGGCCATGAGGAGGAACGACTTTTAATTAAAAAACCTCCCGGTGAAAGGGGTTCACACCGGGAGGTTCGCAAGATACGCCATGCTCGGTCACCACAACTGAGCACGCAGACCCTAACTTAAGCTGGCGGCGCTGTCGATGGCGTCGGCACGCCGGGGTGCTGCTCCGAAGGCATCAGCACCACCACCCAGCCGGTCTGTTCGGTCCAAGCGGTCCTGGCGTCCCAGTTCGCCGCCACTTCCGGCGGTTCGGTGCCGCCTTCCGGCGGCATTACAATCGGATGGGTAGGCACGCCCGGACTGCTTGGCGGGATGTAGATCGGGTGCTCGGGCTTCAACCCCGGAATGGTTCCCGGCGGCAGTACGATGGGATGCGACGGCGTTCCTCCGGAAGGCGGCTGCGGTTTGACACCCGGTCCCATGCCGCCACCCCAACAGCCCTGAGCCATGTCAGGCGGACCCCAGATGCCCGGAGGACGCCCGCCGGGACCGCCCGGTGCAATCGGATGCGCTGGGAAAGGCGGCAGGCTGTGATCGGGATAGGGTGGATTGTAAATCGGGTGAGATGGAAACACCGGCCCCGGCGCTCCGGGTCCACCGGGGCTGCCGGGACCGCCGGGTCCACCGACGCCAAACCCCGGATCGACCGGACCGCTATCGACCGGCATGATGTAAGCTAGAAATGGTCGCATGTTTTTCCTCCTCTGTTTAAGTTGAACATCAAGTTTCCTCTACACTGGTTGGCCGACCCATCAGGGTGATGTTGACTGCACCATCTTTCAGTTTTCCGACCAGATACCCGGCAAGATTACTGGCTTCGACGATATTGTCGGCGACGAAAACCAGCCGGACCTCGCGACCGCAAAGTTCGACGCGCGCCATCTTGCCGAAATTGGGATGAGTAAAGGGCATCGACCAGCCTTTGAAGAGCCACATCCATAGCAGAATAATCACCAGCCACAATGACAGCGGTAAAATAATTAGGCCGAAAATCCGGTACCAGTTCAAAACTGGTTGCCGATGGTTTCAGGATGGCTGGCGTCGGGAGAGACACGGCTGTAGAGCAGGAAACCTCCGAACAGGCAGCCGATGACGGAAAACCATAAGGTGATGATAATCAGGAGCTTCATGATTTTTTCTTGAGCAGCAGACCGAAATAATGACTGCGCAGAAACCGGAAGCTGGCAAGGAGCGGGTAGAGCGCGTCGGTCAGCGGTCCCAGCCGTTCTGCCAGCGGCGGCAGCAAGGTCAACGGCTCCAGCTGGTCATCCAGCAACGGAAACAGCCGCCGGATATCCAATAGCGTCATCGCGCGCAAGTCCTTGTTGGCCGGGTTGGGATAGCGGATGTCATACCAGATGATGACACCGCCCGGTGCCAGCACGCGGGTAATTTCGGCTGCGGTCCGCTGCCGGATGGCCGGATCGAGGATCGAGGAGAATACCGTGAAGCAGATCACGACGTCGAACGATTTGTCCGGAAACGGCAGCCAGTCGCCGCTGACCATGAAGTTGAGGTCGGGATAGCGGCGGCGGGCCTCAGCAATGCGCGCGGGCTGGATATCGGTGCCGGTCAGATGTTCGGGCCGCGCGCCGTGATTGCGCAGCCAGCCGGACATCACGCCGTGACCGCAGCCGAAATCAAGGATGCGGCAGCGAGACAATGGCTTCGACAGCCGGGGCAGCGCATTGCTCAACGCTTGGTTGCGTTGATCAAACATGCACCTGAAGCCCGGATTTCGCATCCGCTGCTCGAAACTGCGTAAGCGGGCATAGTGGTGCTGCATTCTTAAGGTTTTGTTATCGCTCATTGATTTTGCTCCTCGCGCGTTGCGCCGCCAGTATCAGCGGATCGCCTGCCACGGCGTATATCTCGGTGCTGGTGAGTTGACGCAGCCTGAGAGCGTCGTCGAACGCCATCAGGTGACCGCAGTAGGCGCAGATGGTGATGTCGTCCGGCTCCGGAGCGGCACCCTGACTGGAGATGCAGGTGGCGGCGTCGAGATATTTATGGCAATTCGGACAGTGGTTCATGGCCGCTGCTTCCGGTTGCGCTGCCGCCGCTGCATCGACAGCCACAAATCATGGCATAAATCCAGAAACTGCGGCTGGTCAAGTCCGATGATATGGCCGGTCAGCGCCAGTTCATGGCCGAGCACTGTGACCAGCATGGCCGCGACAATGTGGTCATCGAGATCGGCGCGGCGGCAGGTATCGATGGTGTCGAGGGTCAGGCGGCGCAATTGCGCGGTGAAGTGTTTTCCGATATCGCTATCGATGGTCATTATAAAAACCTCTGCTTTCGCCCGGTCATGCCTGCTTCCTTGAAACGAGGACCGGGTAAGTCCTGATGAATTGTTCAATTTTAGGCCAAGAGTGGGTGGCGTAGAGGATGCCGCTGCCGATCAGGGTGACGTACCAGCCGCCGCGTCTGGCCTTGTGGATGGCCAGTCCCCTGCGCCACGCCATGTTGCGGATGGTGACCGGGCGCTTACTCACAGGTACATCCAGATTAAAAAAGTGATAACGCTAACGGCAATATGCCGGCTGTCAAAAATCATGGTCTGGCTTTCATTGCTACGATGAAAATAATTAACGATATCACTATTATCAGGCCGGGAATGGCATAATCATAGATCATGACGCGTTGTTTTCCAACCGCATGCCGTAGCGAGTGCGTAGTTCGTTTTCGAGTTGCTGGAGCAGGCGTTTGTGAAGGTCGCGCTGGTCGGCAATGTAGAACGACCGCAGTCCCAGAATAAGCAGACCGAGTTCTTCCTTAGTGGCCGTCTGGATTTGCATGGGGTGGCTCCATGAATGATGGGTTAAAGATTACGATATCGCTAACTTGCCGTATCCCGGCGAGGATGTCAATAACTTATAAAACTTCATTACTTCGCTTCGCGTCTACTGTATACAGAAAATTTCTAACTGGGAGCGTATACAGAATTGGTTATATGTGGTGTCTGAAAAATGCCTCCGCCGCCGCCAGTCGATGTTACCGGTCTGGACAGCGGCGCGACCACCCTCGTGCGCGATCCGGTACCTGCTGGCATCTGGTATACGGTATACCAGATGCCAAAGGAAGTTCCTATGCCCGGCAGCGGTCAGACCGTCACCGGGCATTGGAACTCGCTTACAGCCGCTCGCCGACGATCATGAACGCCAGCCACAGCCCGACCGCCAGCCCCAACCCGATCAGAACGCGCGCCACAGCCACAGCGGTGCGTTCTCCGAAAGCAAAAGCGATCAGCCCCAGCAACCCAGCCAACCCTAGCATGCCATGCATGGGCGGGCTCCTAATGGGTTTTGCGGGCGGTCAGCTTGATGACCGTCACCAGGGTTTGGCGCAGATAGGGCCGAATGATATCTTCGCCCAGATCGGCCCGCAACGCTTTGGCATCAACCGTCTCACGTTCCGACAGGCTGACGACCGCCGTGTGCTCGGTTCCATCGATGCGTTCCCGACCGCTGGCTTTCAACGCGTCTTTGAGCGCCTGTTCCCGTTCCTGTAGCGGAGCGATCATCGCTTTGAGTTCCGCGAGTTCGTCGACCATGGTCGCGAGTTCGATAGTTTCGATTGGACCGGTGGGGGTATGCTTCATAACGTCAATCTCCCTGTGGGTTAATCCCACAATCATTAGTGTATACGCAAACTAAAAGGTTCACAACATGGCAAATGAACTTGTTCCTGGTCTGTTCACCGGAAAATTTGAACTTCGCATTTACGAAGCGCGCAACGAGCTTCAAGAAATCCTTGACGCTGGCGCGCGCGGCTTGAAAGGACCGGGTTTAGAGTTGATGCCGATTAAGCGCGAAATGCTGCGGCTCGACAATCCCACAGCTGATTTGGTTCTTGATACCTGCAATCTCTTATTCGCTGCCGTTCTCAGTTACGAGGCTGCGCAATGGAACATCAACCATGCGACCGACGCATTAAGTCTCGTAAACGCTCGATTAGAAATGGGAAGAGCAAGAGGAGTTGTCGAAGCGCTATTCTACGGGGAATGCTACAACCTACTGTTTACAGCCCAAGACCGTGCTCCAATCGCCTTTTATGCGCTTTCTGAAATCAGCCCGGCTTTGCATATAATCGACCGATTTAAGCGCTAATTAGCTTCCCCACATCAAAAAGGGCATTCTAGAGTCTGTTTTGTGGGGTTGTAGTACTAGAGGAATTAACATAAACCGGTCATAGAGTTAAGGGTGTATACAAAGTGTGGGAAGTGCGTGGGAACTGATGTGGGGAAAATATAATTTGTGCAATGCACAACTAATCTAAGAACAAACCCGGAACGATATTTTGCTCCCTACATTCCCCACATACATACCCTAAAAGCGGCCTTTTTAATGTGGGGTTATTCCAAATAAGCCAATAATTTCAACTCAGCTAAAAATTCCCCAACATGCTCCCAACATGCGATCCCACACACTTCCCACGTGTGAATATAAACCTATTGTATGCTGCACCGCAGTCATGTAATGTATACGCTCAACCCATAGGAGGACTGTATATGTTCGTCGTAATCTATGAACCCACAACCGACATCGTTCTGTATACGCGCCGCATGGGACCATACGAGAAAATGGACATGGACAAATTCGCGAACATGATTGCCCGCGAGTATGACCGCGAGATTGATCCACCTAATGGATACATCCCCAATTGCTCCGGCGACATCCGCGTTGAGTTCCGCCGTCAACGCGATAACGGAACCGTAATCTGGTCCGGTCAGAGCTATTACTTCAAACGCGACGACGATTAATCCCAACACAATACATTGGAACTACTAATCCCGGTCCCATACATTGGAACCGGGATTTTTCTTGTCTGCAACCTGTAGGTTGTATTCGTATACGTATACACTATAGAACAAAACACGAATTCGCCGCCCATGCGTTATTTTTGAAAATCCGATATCGTATACCGGTCAACTGAAACCCACCTGTACGGGCTCCGCTGCCAATCTAATGCATGGTACCATGTAACGTGTTTGTGACTGCATGGAACCGGGTTTTTGCTCGACTTTCCGAAAGCGATAGCGCTATCCTGACGTCCCAGCCATTGGAGGTTTGCAAGCCCGGCTCCGAAAGGATACCGGGCTTAAGGGCGTACTAGCAACCCGAATGGAGGTTTCTACTCATGAAAACATTCACTATCTACACGGACAACGCGCATGGTTGGCTTGCAGTCACGTTTGCCGATCTGGCCGACGTCAATCTGTCGCCGCTCGATTTCAGCCGTTTTTCTTACCATAGAGGCGAAACGCTCTACCTTGAAGAGGATTGCGATGCGAGCAAGTTCCTCGCAGCCTATCAGGCAAAGCACGGCGGCATGCCGATCATTCGCGAGAGCTATACGCAAGGCCGCTCGCGTATTCGGTCCTATGCGAGGGTGCGCACATGAACATCAAAACAATCTCTGACTTTCGCGCTGCGATGCGTCACGGTCCGTATGCATGGCCGGGCGGATATCCGCTCTACTTCATTACCAGTGACGGCGCAGCGCTGTCATTCAAGTCAGCCAAGGCGGAACGCCGCAATATCATTGAAGCGATCCATGATCGCAGCAACAATGGCTGGCGCGTCGTCGCCATGGAAATCAACTGGGAGGATGCCGGTCTGGTTTGCGACCATAGCGGCGAACAAATCGAGAGTGCCTATCATGACTGACAAACCTGAACCTTTGCTGTGGCTTGATGACCATCGCGGCATCTACATTCCGCGCGATTTCGCCAGCTCATTCTTGAACCGGTCCAAACATGTGGAAGGCGTCAATGCTGACGATTGGAAAATATTAGAGACCGGTCCGGACCATGAATATTATTGGGACGTATGGATTGAAGTTAGTGACAACGCTATCGTGACTGATGAAAACGGCGTGAAGTATCGGCTTTATCAGGACGGAGACTTATGGCTGATCCCCGTAGGCATGGAATGGAACGACGAAACTGAAACCTTTGAATGGAGTGACGAACAATGAATATGAAAGACATCCGCACCGCGAATAAGCATATTGAACTGCAACACCGGCATTTCTGCCTGATCGCTGCCACCTTGCGCGACAGCAAGCCCGCCGAACATTGGGACGCCAACAAAATGGTGCAATGGCAATCAATCGTCAACGAATTCGTCGCCGCCTGTCGGCGGTCTAACGGTCGGTTTGATGCTGATCGGTTCTTGACTGCCTGCAACTATGAACCGCCGCTTACTGCAACCCTTCTCAACGCTAATCGGTCAGTCACATACAAGCGATAATTATCTCTTGACAGCGACGTTGCGGTAGCGCTAGAGATAGCGCTATCGCAATTCCGCGATTGGAGCGCATGCCATGACTGACTTTTTTGCCGGATTGAACCACGAACTCGACAGCGCTGAAATGAAGTGCCAAGATACTACCGATGATATGCGCGGCAGACTGATGACCGCGCTTGATGCAACCCGGTTCATGCTGGCCGGGAAATCGGTTGTCACGCTGGTTTCGAAGAAGACCGGCGCTCGGTTCACTTATCGCCTCACGATGTCGGAAGATGGTCAGGCTCATTTCGTCGGTTTGCTGTCTGGTCCGGATAACACAAGCGATTATCAGTATCTGGGCCGGATCGCGCGCGGCGTGTTCTGGCTCGGCCGCAAGATACCGCGACCCGGCGACATCTCCAAAGACGCGCCTAGCGCTCGCGCTTTCAATTGGACGTGGCGCGCGCTCGCCCGCAACACTCTCCCCGATCAGCTTGAAATCTGGCATGAGGGGCGTTGCGGGCGCTGCGGTCGCAAGCTGACCGTGCCGTCATCAATTGAACTTGGTTTCGGTCCGGAGTGTGCCGGAAAAATCTAAGCCCTCGACATCGCGCTTATGCCCGGCTCCTGCCAAGGATACCGGGCTTAAGGGCGTACTAGCAACAGAAAGGATGCTGATATGTTTTACGTTCTATCGTCTAGCAGCGAGATTGAGCTTGATCGCTTCCGTACCCTCAACGAAGCCAAGAGGTACGCTGAAGCGCGCAAGGCAAAGACCGGTTCAAATTACATCATAGAGGAACGGTTATGGGTTTGGTCAACCGCGACCCTTGACGAAATCGCAAGCTAACTCATTAGCAGGCCGTCCATGCGTTATTTTGGACGGCCCGCTACCTTCCCATAGGCCAGATGGACAGCCCCTCACCGGGCTCCTAATCGAAAGAACAGTAAAATGGAACTAGATATTACCCACATGATCGAAGATGCTGATGACATGATTGAACTATCAGGTTCGTGTATGGAGCACGGTCAGGATGCCGCGTGCATCACGTGGAACAACGCCATGGAATATGGACGGCAACATGTTCTCTTGACCAGTGAGACTGCATTGGATGCTGCCCGCGAATACTTCGCCGGGTTTGGCGCATGGTCGCGCGAGGAAATCGCGGCTTGGGATGATGCCGACTTGCAAGCCATTACCTGCCAAGAGATCGCCGCGCGGATCAGGGAAGGCGCGGAACAAAGCGGTCAAATCTATCAGGGAGATGACCAGCGCTGGTATTTCTATCTTGGCTCCTGATCTGGTATACAGTATACGATATACCACAATCGGTTCCAATGCACGTTGACGTGCATTGGAACTGTGACAAAAATGCAACAGTGACATTTTTGCCACACCGGGAATTCGGCGCGCGGGCGCGCGGCGGGCCGCCGGGCCGGGGGGCTGAGGCGAAAAAGCATGCTTTTAGTCCGGCGAAAAAGCATGCTTTTAATCGATTGCGTTATCGCAAAAAGCATGCTTTAAAAAGCATGCTTATGATGGAGGTGACAATGGATGACAGATTTTATTGCCCATGCGGATCAGGAGAGCGACGCCAACCGCAATATGACGGTCATGGTATTTTTATGTGCTACACATGCGAAGCATGCCACGAAGAAAAAATGACAGGATGGCGACCGGACATCATGGAGCAGTATGAGTGCGACGAACCAATTGAACCCGACGAATAAAAGCGTAGAATGATTTGCTTCGGGGTATTTCCATGACACATCCAGAACTGGTCAAGCTCGCGCGTGAACTGCATGCGACGCACGGGCTGCTGCCGGTTCCGGTCGCGGGTAAGGTTCCGTTGGGCGGTCAAGGCTGGAACTTGCTGCCGCTCGAAACGCGATTACAGATAGCAAACTCAGACGCTTGCACCGGCATCGGCATCCAATGCGGGTTGATCTTTCATCCGGTGCTCGGACCGAAGGAAGCGCGCGGGCTCGATTGCGACATTGATGACCATGCGAAAAGCATGCTTTTTGCTGGTACCCTGCAAACGTTCTTTCATCCTACCGAATGGAGATGGGGCAGACGTCCTGCCACGCTGCTGTTCACCGATCCCGGCGTCATCAAGCAAGAGAAATTCGGACCGGTGCAATTGCTGGGTGCAGGCAAGCAACTGGTCTATTGGGGTGACTATCGCAACACCGCGCCGCTGCCGAGTGATCCGCCGCAATACTGGCACGAAGGCGCGAGCATCTTCGATCAGTATCCGCCGACCGTGGCCGCCACGACGCTGCGGCTGGCGCTGGAGGCGAGCGTGGCTGCCGCTGGCTACTCGTTGCAGCCTGCAAAAAGCATGCTTTTCGAGGCTACGCCGCTCAGCACCGCTGATCTCGCGATGCTGACACCGCAAAGCCTCGCGCAATTCCAGAATGAGATGCAGGTTTTGTTGACCGACGTGCAGAATAGCCCGACCGGCTCCGGTCGCGGCACCAAGCTGCATCATCTCGGTGTCAGGTATGGCGCGCTGATCAAGGCCAGCGGTCGCGCACCGACGCTGGTAGATGCCGCGCGCGCCGTATGTCCAACGTTCGTGGAATTCGAGACCGTGAATAATTTATTATTAATAAACATCGGTCATGTCGCCGAACAGGCTTTCGCGATGTTGCCGGGATCGCTGGGCCATGGCGACCAGCGCGATTTCGCGCGCGGCGTTGGCGCATCGAAGGGACTGGCGCAAAGCGTTGAAGTGTTCAAGGCAAAGCACCCGCTGATATTGCCAAGCGGTCGCGGACATCCCGGTCAGACCGGCGAAGACTTGATGCGTGAGAACATTGCGCCATTAAAATTTCTGGTCAATCGGTTTTTTACCGACAGCGGCTGCATCATCCTCGCAGGCAAACCAAAAGTCGGTAAAGGTTGGATTGTATTGGAATTGGCGCTAAGCATCGCGGAAGGCGGCACATTCTGGGGCGAACGATGCGAGCAGGGTGAAGTGCTGATGTATATGCTGGAAGATGGCAAACGTCGCGTCAAAGAACGTATTAATATATTGCGACCGAAGGGTTTTGATTTTCTCAAGAATACCCGGTTTCGTTACTCGGTTGATGGTCCTTTCTATGTCAATTCGGATGGCACCGGTACTCTGTTGGATGACATCAAGGAGCATCTGCGATTATTTCCAGCTATTCGATTTGTAGTAATCGATGTGTTGCAGCGCGTTCGCGGCACTTCCAATCGAAATGACGATGCTTATCAGGTGGACTACAAAATCATAGGCGCGATCCAAAAACTTTCAGTCGAATGCAACGTCATGATTTTGGTTGTACATCACACCAAAAAAGGTAGAGTGGATGACGCTATCGATAGCATTAGCGGTTCGTTCGGCATAGCTGGCGCGACGGATGGCAGCATCATTATCGGCAAGCAAGGCGACGTGATGCATGTCGAAGGTTACATGCGTGATATCGCCGGATTTGATTTTACAATGGATAAGGAAGATGGCGGACCAATGTGGAAGCCTGCGCAAACTGCACAAGAATTATTTATGCCGAATGAAGGCACTAAAATTCATAATGTGCTGATGGCGCTGCATGCTGCGGCATGCGCCCTGACAGCAGGCGATCTTGCCGTACGCACTGGCATCAGCGAAAAGAATGTAGCGACTTATCTGGGTAGACTTATCAAAACTAATCAGGTAACGCGCCCGTCACGCGGCTTCTACATGGCGGTAAACCTGCCTTATCGCGAACGGATAAAGGGTGTTATCGACGTGCTGAAACGTTGTAAGAAAACAAAGGCAACTAGTGAAGTCAAAGCGCAATATGCGCCGAATGACGCGCCGCCGGAAGCCACCTACATGATCCTGACCGATGTTGCGATCAAGGAGATTGAAGCTGGCTTCGTCAACGGCAAAGACGCGCTGACCAGCTTGAAGCATCGCGGCCTTGCCAAGTTCAATTCTGATACGGTCTGGCTGATGGGAGATGACTGGGAAGACCCGCGACAGCCGACCCGACATTCAGTTCCGTTTGCGTTCAAAATGCCGTGGGAGGATTAAATGAAAACGCTTATTGCTTTGCTGCTGATGACGACGTGCGCTTTTGCCGCCAAAAATAAAGATTGCGATCCCGAATTCAACACTGTGGAAGAAAATTTTTGTATGCGCAATCCTTCACAGTGTCAAAGTGACCGTTGGAACGATTGGCAAAGCAGAGCGGCAAAATGTGCGGATTACATACACAAGCATGATCAGTCAAGGAAGCATGCTAAATCTTATCCGGCAGACTGAACAAAGCGGCCAAACACTTTCCTGCGATGCTCTTCACACCAAGAACAGCCAATCTCTCCAGTAGCTTTTCCACAGTATAAATATGGTGGCTTGTTGCCGATAGGCCATTTGCATCTATCGTCGCGTAGCTGATAGATCGTAATTGGCCCTCGCCTTCTGTTGAGGATGGCGTTAGCAGGCATGATCATGTCATTCTCCATTTTGGGCTCTGGAGTATTGCGTGGAGGCAGCTTCAGTCTGGCAGCCTTGCCGATCAGACTGTTCTTGGTGAACGTTACGCCAAATTTGGCGCTCATCGCTCTTGCAATTTCTTTGTAAGTAAAACAATGGCTATCATTGGTGAGGTTAACCAATTCATCCTTCATCTCTTGCGTCCAATCAACTTTCATTTGACTTTCCTTTTCCGATAACGTATCCGATAAGTATTAATTGGGGGAGCAATACAATGTCAAGAGGGTGGTATCTGGCAGTATCGACTGACGGTATCTATGAAATTGTCAGAGTAAGCGCAACGTTCAAAGAATGTGTAGTCGTGCAGACTAACATTCGAACGGCGAAAAAAGCGGAGGAAGCTTGCAAGATTTGGGAGCAAAGGGAGATGGATGTACCCGTGGGAAAAACCGAAACCTCTTAACTACATCGAATTCATGGACACTCATGTCCGCGTCAGCGTCACTATCAATGGACAGCTAAAAGGTTCATTTGCTATAGTAGACGAAGGCATCGACATGAATGCCTATACCGTCATGCCAGACGGCATTTCGCTGATGCTCAAGGTTGAAGGACATCCTCGCACTACAGATCAAAGGATGACAATCACTGAACTGGTGAGTTACGTGTTGACTAATTATAAATAGCGTCATCGCTAATGTCAAGTCACAATATCGTGATTGGACTTTGCGATAGCGATAGCGTATACATAAAGCATGAAATCGCAGATAGACATTGATATCGAAGTGACCGCAACGGACAACAAGTTGCGCACCGGTATCGATGCAGAAATTGCCATACTGAAATTGACTGGTTATGTAAGTTCTCGTTTTTATCCTTACACACGTTTGCAAATAGTTGAATGGGCTGCATGCAAACTGGTTGAAATCGGTGTTGTTGATCCGATAGCTGCTGAACAAGCTTTTAGAAAACAAGAAGATAATTTTGTTATTTTTCACATGAGGAAATACAGCAATATACGCCGGGGACGACAAGCAAGACATCTATACCGCGCAGGAATTGCAAATACTTATGTGAGATCACGCTTCGACTTCTATAAAGAACGGCTTCCTAAAGAAGTAGCAATGCAACAAGCTAGATATGAATTTAGTCGCCTCGTAGTCAGGTTAAGAAAAGAAAAAATATCATATGAAGCTATTGGCAAGCGATTTGGAGTAAAAGCAGAAAGAGCGCGCCAAGCATTTTTCAGTGCCGCATGGCGTAGAAGAGACCCGATTGAAAGTTACTTTGAATGGCAGGATTTCCTGTGAAACAAGACCTTACCCTCCGTCTGCACCAGACTGCTTGCATCGATACGCTGTTTGCGTATCCGGACAAATACGCGGTTGCGGAAGTGAGCGTCGCGGGCGGCAAGTCGCTGATCCTTGGCGCGCTCGCCAGCCACAACACCGGACGTACGTTGATCCTCGCGCATAACAAAGAGCTAGTAATCCAGAACACCGAAGCCTGTCGGCAAGTTGGGCTCAAGCCGGGCATCTGTTCCGCCTCCATTGCCAAGAACGTTTATTCCAAGATCACGGTGGGTACCGTGCAAACGGTGGTCCGGCGCACGCAATACTTTCAGGACGTGACGCTGATCCTTGTCGATGAGGTTCACCGCACGCCGGTCAACAAGACGTCCAGCTACCGGCAGGTGTTCGAAGCGATCCCCAATGCCAAAGTGCGTGGGCTGACCGGCACGGCATTCCGCGCCGATGGGACCGGCTCGCTGGAAAAGACCTTCGGCCCGATTATCTTCAAGTACAGCTTCTTGGACGCGCTACAGGACGGCTATGTCAAGCCGCTGATCCCGGCCTATTCGAGCACTGCTGCTGAGATTGATGTCGAAGGCTTGAAGGTCATCGGGGAAGACTATGACCTTGAAGAGCAGGCGTCCCGCGCCATCGCACTGTCGCCTGTTCATTCCAAGGGCATTGTGGAAACAATGGAACGCCAGAAGCGCAAATGTGTTCTGGTGTTCGCTTGCAATATCGCGCATGCCGACACGCTGGAAAAGAACTTTGCTGATCTGGGTGTCGAAGCGGCGGCAGTTCACAGTCACTCGCCCAAGGGCAAGCGTGAGAAGATGGTCGCGCGGTTCAGGGAACGGCTGCTGCCGATCATGATCTCGGTCGCGATGTTCGACACCGGCTTCAACGTCGTCGACATCGACATGCTGGCATTCTGCCGGGCTACCAAGAGCCCGGTGTTCTTCGCGCAGGCGCTGGGACGCGGCGCGCGCATTACACCGTTCGCGCAGAACTGCGCAGTCTTGGACTACGGCGGCAACGTCGCTCGCCATGGCTCACTGGATCAGATCGCCGCCGCACCCGGCGCGATACTGGTCTGCGAACAATGCAGTGAAAGATGGGAGACGTGGGAATATGGCCGAACATGCCCATCGTGTAGAGCAGTTCATTCAAGCGCTACGAAATGCAAAGGTTGCGCGGAAAGATTTGATCAGCATTATCACGGTGCTGTCTGCCCTCATTGTGGCTTGCGACAAACTTCCGTTAAAAGTTGTAACGCCTGCTCTCAAATTTACGCAACGTGGCTTCACCCTATCTGTCCGCATTGTGGCTATGACAACACGTCGGTCCAAAAAGCCGGAAAAGACCTTAGCATCAACGGCGCAACCAACGAACTGGTCAATGTCTCAGACATCATCAAAGCCAATCCGTGGCAGGAAGTATGCGAACCGCCTTTCATGAATGGTGCCAGTTGGCACATTCCGACAAAGTATGTGATCGTGATCTGGCCATTCAAAATCTTGCCAAGCGATATCGTTAGCGTATATTTGCTCAAGGCATCAAACGGACGCATGACCATCAAGGGCTGGTATGACAAAAATGGTAAGGTGCATCAGACATGAGTACGCTTGACGCAACCATTGACGAACTGAAACAGGCCGGACTTGCCTACAACGTAGAGTATGGCAGCAAGCATATTAAGATCAGGGCTGCGGGTCTTCCAATGATCGTTTGCAGCCTATCGTGTTCAGACCGCCGGGGTGAGGTTAAGGCTCGTTGCCTCGTTCGTCGGTTAATCAAACGAAACGGGTTAGGAGAAGTCGCATGAAAATTACGGTAGAATTCGACAGCATGGAAGAATACGAAGCTTTCCGGATCAGCGGCAAGAAAACCCGCAGCAAGAAGGAAGAAGCTGAAGAAGCTGCGCCTATCGAACAGACCGCTCAAGCCATTCGCGATGCGCAGCCGTTACAGGCTTTTACACCGCCACCAGCCTCTACCGGCTTTCCCGGTGCCAATGGCGGGACGCCCCCGGTTCACCCCTTGGTTACTGCAATTCTTGCACGGATTGACGGTGCTGTATCGAGCGGGCAACCGTCTGATGCCGTCGTGACATGGTTCCGGCAACAGATTGGACCGGAAGCAGCCCAAGCTACGCTGGATCAGATCAAGCAAATTTTCATCCCGCGCATGACCGAAGCGCAGTTGAAGCAGATCGCGCCGCAACTTGGGATACAGGGATAAGTCATGCGCTATAGACTGACTAAAAATCAACTAGCGGCACTTACCAGCCTTCGCGATGGTAAGTGGCGCTATGGCATTTCGATCAACGGTCGTCATTCGTTAACATCGCTGCATAAACTTATGTTTGTAAATCAACTTCGTAAAAGTGGCAGCGCAATAGAATGGCAGATCGCACCGGAAGGCTTAAAAATTCTAGCAGACTACATTCCAGAACTCGAGAAAACTGGATAAAGGTTGGGAGCGAAAGCTCCCTTCCATCTTTTTGGAGAGTATCATGAGCGAACCTCCAGTTAACCCATATGAACGCACCAGAGCCGCTATCAGCGACGCATTGCAACGAGTTGAGGCTCACGCGCCGGATGCATGGAATGCAGCAGCCTTTTTGGCTGTCGTATGGTGTGCTCGCATATATCCGGAGTTCACTGCTGATGAAGTTTGGATCAGACTGGCAATGCAGGGTGTCGATAGTGCTGACGTGACGCATTCGGCATTGGGACCGGTCTTTCTTCATGCTAAATATTTAAACATCATCGAGAACACCGGACGGAAACAAAAACTATCCAATCGGTCATGTCGCCATGGCGACATGACAATTTGGCATTCTTGCACCATCAACAATCAATGGCCATGGCAATGAAAACAACTTCCAAAGAAGGACTGCTGTTAAAAGCTAAAATCACGTGTGATGGAGAATTTTATTACCTCATATGCAGCGTTGAAAACTGCAAGCCATTCGAATACGGCGCGTACAAAAGCATTGAGGAAGCGTTAAAAGGTATGACTATGTTTCAACTAGGTAAGACCAATGACTGAACACGCCATCTATGCACCATCATCTGCTGCCCGCTGGTTGAAATGTCCGCCATCTGCTACGCTGTCGCAGGGCTTGCCGCAACGGCCAAGCCTCGCGGCGCAGGAAGGCACGCGCGTTCATACCGTAGTCGAGCGCGCTTTACGCACAGGTGAAATGCCGCCACCACCCGCCCCATGGGTTCAACTCAAGAACATGCCAGATTACGAAGTAGCAGCATACATCCGCCATTTCGTACAGCAGTTGGGTGCCGGTCAGTTGCAGATCGAAAAGCGTGTCTGGCTGATGAAAGGATGCTGGGGTCAATTGGATGCCAGTCATCTTGGACAGGAAGTTATTACCATTCTTGATTTCAAAAACGGCAGTTGGGATGTTGAAGCCAAAGACAACAAACAATTGCTGACCTACGCGGCAACATTCCTTGAAGACTATCCGAATGTGCAATGGTTCCGACTTGTTATCTTCCAGCCTAACAGTTGGATGAACAAAATCAATCCGGAACAGCAAGACGGTTTCAAACAGCATCTTCACACTCGCGCCGAAGTCGAAGCGCACCGACAAGCTGTTGAGAACGCCCTTGCTTATGTCGGACCGCCGATACCGGGACCGCATTGCCGCTGGTGCCCAGCCTTCTCAAGATGCCCGGCCATGTCGCAGGATGCCAACTTCCTGATGGCGGCGATCTCGCGCGATCCCCAAATACTGCTGCCCATCGAGTTGGTGCGAATGCTGCGGATTATTCGCGGCGTCAGCGACATGAAAGAGACTTTGGAAAACGAACTGACCAGCCGTCTCAAGAACGGCGCAACGGTCAACGGTGCAGAACTAAAGCCAACCCGCAAGTGGACCGCTTGGAATGACGAACGTCAGGCTGCGGAAAAACTTTATCAGATGCATGGTGTCAGAGGCGTTAAACCGATCACTCCGTCAGCCGCAAAGAAATTATCAGCCGAAGCTGAACTGTATGCTGAGATGGCTAGTCACAAACCCGAACCGGAACTTAAGGCGAGTTACTGATGAACAAACAATCTGAGAATGCTGCTAGTCATATCGAATATCTGATCGCCACCATCGCCGAGCAGCAAAAGCGTATCGAGATGCTGGAGGCGACGCTGCGGGAAATTATGGATTGTGAAGAACTCGACGCCTTCACCTTGCAGGATATTGCCCGCGCCGCGCTCGATAAGAAATGAGTTGGTGGAATGAACCACCAGATCATGGCGGCTGGATTATTATACTGTTTTTCTTTGTTCTCATATATTTAGTTCTAGTGTGTGGGAAAGTAATTTGAAAAATTTTTGGGAAAAAATTTTATCGAAATTTAATAGGCTTGACAATGAATACACTATCCGATAATGCTATCGCGTTGAGCTTTTGAACTCTTGAACCAATGAAGGAATGAACTATGGCACAACGAATTTACAAAGCCGCTGCGATCTATGATGCGCGTATCGCTGGCATGCGCAATCTATGGGAACCTTCCAGAGAATACATGGGCAAGCCCGTTGAGAAACCAAATTATCTGGTGACCGTTATCGTCAAGAAAACCCGCGCTCAATGGTTTGAAGAACCGGCTCTGGCAAACTTCACGCAAGCTTGTCAGAGCCTGTATACTGAAGCACTCGCGCCTGTTCCGTATGCGCAGATCGCTTGGCCGATCAGGGATGGCGATGTTGCTGATCCCGGCAAGGCACCGGCAGAATGGCGCGCAGGCCATTGGACCCTGATGGGTTCATCTAGTTCGCCCATCGAAGTATCCATCGTGCAGAGCGGGGTGATAACGCCATTGCGCAATCGCGTAGACGTCAAGAGCGGCGATTACGTCATGGTTGCTGCTGCGCTCGCAGTGAACTCCAACAATCCCCGCGCCGTCAAATGCTACATCAACAAGGTTGTCTTCACGGCACCGGGCGATGAGATTGTTATCGGTACTTCGGTCAGTGCTGCTGAGCTAATGGAACAGGCCAAGGCACAGGGTCTCAACGTGACCGGGTTTGGAGGCGGCGGCGCGCCGCAGCAGCAGGGGTTCGGGTTGGCTCCTAATCCTTTTCCTTCTGGCGGCCTAGCGCCCGCGCCTGTGAGCCCGCCAGCGCAACAGGGGTTTACTGCCCCCGGCAATTTTAACGCGCCCGGCGGCTTCCCGCAGCGCTAATAGTCCCACGTGGGAGGGCACCATGCTGTTCGTTGATCTGGAAACTCGATCCAGAGTAGACCTAAGAACGGCTGGTGCCCGACGCTACGCCTCCGATCTCTCTACTCAGATCACAACTGCCGTGTGGTATTTTAATGGTACCATGCATACTGCCTGCCCGGTTCACCCCCAATTGGGTACCCACCTGATAAGCCAGCTTTACGCTGATCTCTATGCATGCGACCGGGTAGTTGCCCATCACGTCGGCTTCGATGCCAACATCCTGATGGGACAGAACCCCTTCCTTAAAATTCCGGTCCAGAAAGTCTCCTGCACCATGGCGCGGGCGCAATCGCTGTCGCTGCCGGGCGGGCTGGAAGAACTTTGCATGGCGCTGAACCTTCAAGGCAAAGACCCGCGTGGCCGCGCACTGGTGATGAAAACGTGCAAGCCAAAGCGAGATGGAACGTTTGAAGAGGACATCAATACGTTTCGCGAACTGCTTCAGTATAACGTACAGGATGTCCGCTGCCTGATGAACGTTCACAGTCTATTGCCAGAACTCAACCCGGAAGAATGCAAAATATTCGAGCGGTCATGGCGCAAGAATGATATCGGACTGCCGATAGATATCGAATTGGCGCAAGCCATCGCGGCGCGTCGTTCCGAAATCGAGCATGAAGTATCTACGCAACTGCGTGAGATAACTGATAACGTTGTCACGGCGGTCACGCAGCGCCAGCGGATAGGACAGTGGGCTAATGAATTTCCCCGCATGGCTGGTCTACTTGGCACCAAGAAGCACGAGGTTGCAGAAGCTCTGGAAAATCCAAAGCTGCATCCGGACGTACGCGCGGTGCTGGAACTGGTGCAGGAGAATGGCGGCAGCGCTCCGATGAAGGCGCAGGCGTTGCTGGACAGGCACGTCGGAGGTTTTTACAAAGACGCAACCCGCTATCATGGCGCACGGTCTGGACGCGGCACTTCCGAAGGTGCAAATATGTTCAACATCGCGCGACCGTCTGGTAAGTATCAGATCGATGAATTGATAAAGGGTCTCAAGGCAGGGTTCAAATATTCTAATGTTGCTCTCACAGATGCACTACGCGGATGCATTGTTGCGCCGAACGGGTACGCGATTATTGATAACGACTTGCGGAACGCAGAGCTACGTCTGGCCCTGTGGCAAGCCGGTGATGGCGACCGTCTCAGCCTCCTTGCCCAAGGTGGTGACCTATACATGCATAACGCCATTACCATGTGGAATTTGCCCCAATCGGCAACAGAAAAAACTCATCCAAGAGAGCGCTACAACGGCAAAACAATCACGCTAGGCAGCAACTACCAGTTAGGCTGGCGGACTTACAAAGCGCACATGCGCAGAGTTGGAACGCTTATCAGCGACCAGCGAGCGCAAGACGATATCAGAGATTACCGCAAAGCTAATCCGAAGTTGGTGCGGCTTTGGAACCAGTTGAAGGATGCATTTATAAATTGCTATTACGACCTGCCGGGACGCGTCTTTCAGGCAGGTGCGATATCGCTGATAAAAGACGGCACCACCATCTGGATGATCCTGCCAAGCAGCCGCACCATTCCTCACTACTCGGTCTTCGTCAGTGAGGACGGCAACATGGGGTTCTTCCGTGCCAAGTTTGGCGCGATGCTGCCGCAGAAAGTCTTCGGTGGCAGCCTGCTGGAGATTTCCTGCCAGTCCATGACGCGGGATATCATTACCGCTTGCGAAAACGATATCGAAAAAGAACTGCCTGATATCATTTTGTTACTTGACGTATACGATAGCATCGTGGCATTGGCTCCAATGGAAATCGCAAAGCAGCGCGAGGAGCAGATGCGCGCAATCATGCGGCGACCGCGTTCTTGGACCGGGGACCTACCACTTGACGCAGAGGGTTATAGCGCTCCACGAATGAGGAAATAAAAATGGAAACCGAAATGAACCATGACACCAAGCCGGTCAAGCGTACCAGAAGGAAGAAGATAGTGCGTCCGAATGGCCGCCCGCTGATGTATCCGGACAAGACTATCGTCCGTATGCCCAAAGGCTTTTTGAAGCGCGTCAACAAGGCTCTGAAGCCTAACGAATTTCAAGGTGACTTCATGCGGCTGGCAGTTGAAAAAGAACTGGAGACGCGCCGCAAGTAAACTACTTGAAAGCGTTTCCAATCGCAGTAAAGACACCACCTAAAGCGCTACCAAATGAGTTAGCACTGGAAGCGAGGTTGGAAGCTTGCGTTCCATAGAGACTGCCAATAGCGCGAGCGCCTTGCGCAGCAGTACCTGCTGCGGCAATACCGGCCTGTAGTCCCAAGGCTTCTTGTCCGTACATATTCTGATAGGAAGTTTCTTGTTGCTGAAAATTCTGCTGTTGACCAGCCGCCTCGGCTTTGTATTGCTCTAACAAATCCTGATTGGCGATGCCTTCTGTAATACCGGTCTGAGCACGAAGATTGGCACCGGACAAAAGACCGCCGCGAGCGGCTGCGCTATTATCCTGCGCGGCTGCTGCGGTCTTCATGAGATATTGCGCGCCTTCCGACGTGTTGTAGTTCTTTGCGAAGTCTTCGAAGTCGACTGGATTAGGAGCGTTGATACGATCTTGCCCAAGAACTGCGGAAGCTGCGCTGCCACCTTGATCCGCGCTCAATAGCTGGCTGTTTATAGGATTGAGGTAACCAAACCCTTGGTTGGCGTATGGCTGTACTTCAGCCATACCCGCTCCGGTCAGATCACCGACAGCACTGATACCAGCTTGTGTCGATGCAAGACTGGAAAGACCACCAAACAACCCACCTAAAGCAGGAGCGATAGCCGCAGCAAGGTCTGTCATAACATTGACTTCCTAAGCTGTATACACTATATTAACTGGATGATACCAGAAGAGCTTCACAAGACCAAACGCAGGATCAGAGGCAACCAGACCGTCGTCGTGTCGGCGCGGGTCAGCACCGCCATGGCCGCACGGCTGGATTGGCTGGTAAGGAACCATGACGCAGTTGAAGACCGCGCCGAAGGCGTCAAAGTCGCCGTCGAAACTTGGGTCAAAGCCCGAGAAAAAGAAGCGCTTGCCAAAGGGCTCTTCCCGCCAAATTTCTGAAAAAGAAACTCAAATGCATGCGTGGCAGTGGGTCCGGAAGACCTATCCGGATTTGCTGATCTTCCATGTTCCTAGCGGCGAGCATCGCGACATCGCTACTGCGATGAAGCTTAAGCGCATGGGTGTCATTCCGGGTGTGGCAGATTTTTTAATGTTCATTCCCGGTCACGGCATCGCTATCGAAATGAAAAACGAGGATGGTGTGCAGTCAAAAGCGCAAGAGTATTTCCAAAAACAATGGGAAAAACTTGGTCATACATATCTAATTGCACGGTCGCTGAATAGCTTTAAAGAAATAATTAACGGTTACGTCAACTTAGCTTGGCCATGGGTCAAACAATCAAAACCCACGAACCAGTAACTCGGACGTAGATATGCTTTGCTGATGTGTCGGAGTACCAGTCGCCATCAACACCGAGACCGGCAGTAGGCGCAACGGTCCCGTGCCGGACTTGCGAGCGCGCAGTTAGCGTAGCGATATTCGACGTATTGGTGGCGATGTTCGCGGTGTTGGTGGCGATGTTGGTTGTGTTGGTAGCAATGTTGGCTGTATTGGTAGCAATGTTCGCGGAGTTTGCAGTGATGTTTGATGTGTTGGTGGCAATGTTTGACGTGTTAGTACTAACTTGCGAAACCAGAGTATCGTAACCCGGTATGTTTCCGGTATCTATGCCGCCGCCTTCTTGAATAAAAGCAGTTAAATCATGAAGCCAACGATTGAATATCGGATCATTGATGGCAATTGGCGGTGGCGGCGGCGTTTTCTTAAGAGGAGCTGTCATAGATGACCCTACCTATTCAAAGTTCATCATTGGCCAGCGCTTATGAAATATCCAAACGTCTTGAAGATCGCATGTTTGTCCGCGAATTCATCAACGATAACTGTATCGTAAGAGTAGAACCCGGAAGTAAAGAACTTCCGTCTTATCTAAATCAAGGCAGTGGATACTATACTTGGCAATTTTACTTAAGAGAAGCATTCTTCGATGCTAAAATCTTGAACGTTATCGTTCAAGATTTTATGTCTAGGTATGAAGAGATGCTTAAAAGTGGCGCTATCCAATTATGCGGTGTTGAAAGTGCATCGACACCATTGCTGACCGGCATCGCAATTGCGTGTTGTAATCGCGGTTTTGACGTAAATATTTTTTCCATCAGGAAAGATCGAAAAACTTACGGCAAAAAGAACTGGCTAGAAGGTAAAGTTCTAAAAAACAAACTGGCTATGATAATTGATGATATTGTTTCAGAGACGCATAAGACAGCTTGTCATGCTGCTAATGTTTTGTATAACCAAGCAATTCCAATTGCAGACCATTGCTATGCCGTAGTTCACAAAACAGACAAACCAGAAAACAATAAAATCAAATTGCTATATAGAGAATTGACTGTTGGCTCGATGTTCAGTCTCAATGATTTTGATCTGTATCTTGCAGACTACCTGAAAAACAAACAAGGCTAGGTACCCTCGCTTACTTGTACAAAGAATTCATCCATTTCAAATGGTGCCGCTGCACCGATGTAAGACAGCTGTACTTGTCTCCGGCGCGAAGTACCCATGGCACGCGCAACAGCACGGCGGGTACCGGGTTCAGGCCATACAATTTGACGAGTTCCCCTCCAAGTAATAGCGCGATCTTCCGACCATTGAAGCGTAAATGTCCCTGCGTCCGGTCCCATATAACTGGTAACATCAATCTGATTAATAACGTTGCGAGCTTCCTGCATTCCAATCCACATAGTGGTAATAGATCGTTCCATTAATCCGGCCGGTTCGCTTGCAGAGGCCAGATTAAGTGAACAGATTTCACCGGTATCAAGACCGACGTAGCAGACACCACCATCATGTTCCACGGCGCATCTGCCTGCGTGATCCGCGCGTTCTGCTGTCTGACGATAAACCCACGTCATCGATGATACAGCCATCTCAACTGACCACGAGCCTTCCGAGGTCAGTATGTAAAATACGTCGCCACCTTGCGCGTACATATAGCTGGTTAGATTGGTAAGGTCTGTTTGTTGCAACAACAAATCAACCCAACCCGGCGATACTGGCTGACCTGACTGCCCGCTGCCCAGCCATACCCGGCGGTCTGTTCCTACCCACATGGCAATGCCGTGGATGCTTGCAAGTGTGCGACGTGCTGCCAGTCCAACTTCAATCAGCGAGTTGGTGAATGCGGTAAAAGCAAAATCAGAACTGCCACCTTGGTCATACCACATCTCAACAGACCGGCTGCCAAACGGCCAGAATGTACGGCCAAGTGTTACTACGTCCAGTACAGGGTCTGCTCTGGCTTCAGCCGTTGCCCATGCATTGGCATCAACGGTAGCCGGTGCCAGTGGAGTAGACGAATACATTTTGTCGGATTGATTAGCGTAGGTATTAGATGCTCCGGTCCATACTGTGTAATTGTCTAGATTGCAAACCGCAGAAGGATCAAAATTAATAGTTCCTTGCAGATTAGCAAAAACCAAACCGCCACCTTGTGTTGCGGTGTAACCAGAACCAGTACCACCGCCACCGGTACCGTTCGAAGCAATTACCAGACAAGTGCGGTCTTCTGCCAATCGGATGATAGGCGGTGCGCCGACAGTTACAACACCGGAATAAACAGGGGACGCAGTTTCTACATCGTAATAAATACTACCATCTGCATGAGCGGACCATATGGTGCCGACTGCATGGCACAATGCGATGCATGGAGATGTAGTTGGTTTGCAAATTTCTGTCAGGCCGGGAGAACCAACGAGACGTGTTCGTGCTGGTTTCTGTTCTTCTTGTTTGCGGATAATTATCCGGCAATTTACAAGTTTTGCCGCACCCTGATCTTGATTGAACGGGTCTGCAAAAGAACCGAATATATCAAGTGGCGGCATCTACGATCTCACAAATCGAAGCCACTGCTGTCCTTTAGCCCAGTCACGCCAGCGACGGTCTACTGTTTCGCTATCAGCAAGTATTGCAGCAATTGCTTGCGGATTGCGTCCGTAGGTACCGTGAATACGTCTGCCCAGCATCAGCGTTACATCATGGATGCCTTCTGGCGGCAGGTTTATTGTGTCGCTTCCATCGGTGGCGGTAATCGCGCCGATACGCCCGCCATACTCAATCAAGCAAGTAGTAGCAGAGCGCGGTGGTTGCCATGCAGTAACGCGAATAGAGCCATCCACCTGTCTTTCCTGATGCCACTTGGTAATGATACCCGGATAAGTGGTACGCACTACATCGGCAATAGGTGCCTGTCGCGTCTCACGATTAACGGTGGGGCTGATATCGTTGCACCAAATAGCTTTTATAGCGACCGCATCAATTTGTACGGGATAAGTACTTTTGGCGGTACCAACTACGAATGAATATATTGAACCAGTAGTACCAGCCGGAACCTGCGCCACTACACGGTTCATTAAATATTGCGCAGCACCATCAACATGTTCGCTGCGAAGCATGTCATTTAGCACTGCTACGTTGTTAGCAATATCAACAGTTGACGGGTCTTCTGTCTGATCCAGAATACCATATAGATGTAATGCATTTCCGATAACATCGGCAGCAGTTGTCATCTATTCGTCTTTCTCGATTGCATTTTTAGGCCAACTATCGCCCCACTTCGCATCATCCCATTTGATAACTACACAACTTCCACCAACCGTTGGCTTGAACATTACTGTACCCCGACGCGCATGCCAGTCGTGAAATTGTTTACGCCGCAATTTAGCATAACCTTTCATCGCCATATTTGCTGCACGGTTAGTAAGTCTAACCCGGTCTCCACGTTGAAATGTTAGATGCTTTTGACCACCGTCCATGGTGGTACCCACCCGCTGTCTTCCTGCAAGTTTTCAAGCTGCTCATTTGCATCCGGTGGCTCAACAGTACGCACTGAATTAGACGGCATGAAAGTGCCATCGTAATCAGCCGGATTGGTGTAAATTAGTGTAGCGCGGTCTTGGTTCTGGTGTAACGAAGTCTGATAGTTGATGAAACTAGCAGTACCTCTCTGGTTATTTGGCGGGATCATCAGCGCTTGCACTCGCGCAGCATCGTCAGTAGCAGTCTTGATCCCAGCTTTTACCGAAAAAACGTCATCCAACCCCCAGCGAGCCGGAAGCGGCTCTGGCGGTGGCTCTATCGATCTATCCGGAGTGACTTGAAAATCATAGACCGGCGGCCATGGATCAAGACAGGGCCTTACCGGTCTTCCACTTGCTTTGGTACAAACCAGCAATCCAGTCAGACGCTCGCGGGCAAGTGTATTGTAGCGTACCCGCGCGCCGCAGCGACTACAGGCGCCCCAAGTTTCAAACCTGCCGAATTTTGGTTTCTCACCATGCAATTAGGTTGCTCCGGGGGACATATAGGTAGAGCGCCAGTCAATGATGGATGCGGAGCAACGGAACCAGATTGCAATCAGCGAAGCTTGGTTACTCCAGTTGCTATCTTCGCGGGTTTCGAGACCAGATCGCTCCCAGAATGTGAAGCCTTCGCCGTTGTCCATGTTCTGGATCGAGGTCTGGATGAAATAGTCATCCTTCGAAACCAGATAGGGAGTTTCGATGACTTCGGGAAGCGCGCCGGTTGCGCGAAGCACGTTGATGTTGTTGGTCTGTGCATTCCACTGCAACGGTGAACCAAGGATGCGTCTGGTTTCCGGTCCACTCTCAGGGGAGAGGATGACGCACTTGGGAAGCACATTGATAAGGAAGCCGCGACCGTTGCGAGTGTAACCAATCTGGATAACTGCATTCTCGAAAGCCAGTTCGGAAACATTAGCGGACGTCAGAAGATTGGACTGCAATCCGGAAGCAGTTGGATGCGAAGCCGAAGCCAATGGTACGCCATCGGCGCGGATGCCGTTCACGGCATCAATGGCAACTTGCAGCGGTGCATGCGCGATATACTCTTCAGTCTGTCGCGCGGAATACGCAAGCTCCTTCATCATCCGCGAAGCGACATCCTCGTAGAGATTGTCGTCTTTGGCTTCGCGGGAAATTGCCACGCCGAGACCGTAGCTGGCGTGAGTGACCTGAGTGCGATAGCCTTCATTTGGAAAATCGAATTGGACCGGTTCGAGTTCAGGTTGCTGAACCGCAAGCCCCAAGCCAGCGCGCTCCGTCATAAATTCTTCGAATGCTTTCTCGGAAGATTTCTGATCGAAAAAGCTGGTGTAAATTGGAGTAAGGCGCTCATAGTCCATGCCAAACAAGGCGTGAAGACCGGGCCAATACTGCGAGGGCTGAAGTGATCTGTCGATGACTTGAATGGCCGCCTCCTATTTGACTGGAGTGTGCAAGGTACCACTACCATATTTAGGATAAAACTGTCAAAATAGGACTTGACATTGTATACACTCAATCCAAGGATCGCCGAATGCAATTTCAGAGCCCTGAGTTAAAACTCGATCTGAAGGCTCCCGAAGACATCGGCAACCTTGCAGAACGGCTGGGTGAGAGCGACTGCCACCAGCTTGCTGATCACGTTATCGAATTGGTGAAGATCGATGAAATGTCGATGGCGGAATGGCTTGGAAAAGCCAACGGCTATCTTGACGATATTGACAAAGATGCCAATCGAAGCATGCCGCCCGGTGAACAATCCGGCGGCATGGAAGATACCCAGCTTCCTTCTACTTCATTGATACTGTCGTCGGTCATTCAAGCTACCGCACGTATTACAGGCGCTCTGCTTTCAGAACCGGATTTGGTGAAAGCATCAGAGCCCGGTGGCGAGCCTCTGGCTGCTTGGGTTTGTTCGCAGCTACGTACGGTAGACCCGGATTGGGTAACGGATACCGACCCGCTGATCTTGCACATGGCAGTGACCGGTCTTGGCTGGCGCAAACGCTGGTTTGACGAACATGAAGGACAGTTTCGCAGCGCGTTTCTCAACGTCAATGAAGTAATCATAAATGAAAGCGCAAAGACGCTTGATCGAGTGCCGCGCATCACTCACAAAATTGAAAAGTATCCCTATGAAATTCAGCGTTCAATTGAAATGGGACACTGGATCGACTACGAACCAAATTTTGACGACATCGACCCGCAAGAACCGCAGGATTTTTATGAAGTCGATATGTGGCTGGACATGGATGGTGACGGTTACGACGAACCGTACACCATTACAGTAAATCTTGAAGACGTACCTTGCGCAGTCAAAGTCCTTCCACGCTGGACTAGAAAAACAATTATCGACACCAAAGAGATGTTGGTATTCCATCCAGTGCGACGTTACTACGCCTATAAAATGATACCCGATCCGAAAGGTGCATTTTTTCCACGCGGCTTCGGCTGGTTACTCGGCAGGACAGAACATTCAGCGGACCGCTTGCTGGCATCGATAGACGATACTGCAAAATTATCATCCGAAAACGGCGGTATTGCCGCGACTGGCGGCATCGGTTTGCCGGACAAAATTGAATTGAAAGGCAACCGCCTGACCAGCATCAATACGGACGGTCGCCCCATCAACGATGTGATATCGTTTTTTCCCAGCAAGCAAGTTACGCCGGGCATGTTTCAGTCGCTCGACAAGCTGATGACTTTGGGTGACCGCTTGGCTGGTACCCTGAATTTGCTGGAAAACGCTCCGGCATCAATGACCGCTACTCTGGCAAAAGGCATTATCGATAACGGCGCGCAACAGCACAGCGCGGTCCATCGCCGCATCATCGGCAGTATGACCGAAGAAGTACGGGCTTTCGCGGCCATGGCGTATGCCATGGATCATTTGCCGGAAAATATCGATGGCAGGATGCCTATTGAGATAACTGCCGATCCAAACATGGCGACGGAAATGCATCGTGGCATAACGGCGCAGACTTACCATGACATGCTGCAATTACCGATGATCTTCAACCCGCATGAAGTTGCGCTTCGCTATGCGCAAACTATGCGTTTTCCAAATCCGGAAAAACTAATTGCGCCACCACCGCCGGACCCACAAGCGACGCCACAAGAACAAGTTGAAACAATGCTGAGCATGGAAAAAGAAAAGACCAACCGTATCAAGGCAAATGCAACATCAGCTTTGCAATTCGCACAAGCCGTATTGGCACTGGCGCAAGCAGCACAAGTCCCCGGTAATATTGATTTAATGCGTATCCAAGTTGCACAGCTTGAAAAGACAATGGAGCAACTGAACAGTGACACGAATAACATCGGAAGCAACAATCAGGGAATGGCTGGACCACCCGCTCAGCCACCACCTCAAGGCGGTCTTAACGGTGCGCCGGGACCGATTGGTGGCGGAACTGCTGTCGGGCCGCCCGGCGGACCCAATCCGGCAGGGCCAAGCGGTAGCCCTCCAATGGGTATGCCAATTGTTGGACCAGCCCCCGGAACAACTAATGGCGGAATTGGACAAGGATAAACCATGAGCATCTACGGTTTTGAAATTCCGCATCACAAGGTCAAACCGGCACGCGATTACATTTCCATTCAAATTCCACTACCGCCACGAAAAATTGGCAGCATCGTCACACCTGACATGTGGCGTGAGTTCAGTCAGCATAGCGTACAAGCTGGCATCATTCGCAACATAGGACCGCTGGCTTTTCAGTACAAAGACGGTCAGGGATTGTCACGACAGGATGCAGATATTGGCGACTGGGTGATTATCCGCTTTGGTGCCGGGACGATGTTTCAAGCTGGCAAAGGCATTGTCGTGTCCGGCGGCTGGCGGTATATTTCTTCTTTCAATGACGTTATCGGCATCATCGCAGCAGCCGACATGCCTGATCCCAAGACACTGGAATGGGAAGAAGGCGACGATGAAAAACTTGGCATGGTGCAGCCCAGTCTGCCTCTTGAACCTGAAATCGGGGTTCGTGAGCGCACAGTCTACGGGAGCTAATCATGTCAGACGTTGAACAAATGTTGCGTACTCAAATGCAAAATGACTTAACTCGTCAGCTTGATAGCGCCGTACAGGCTGGCGATATCAATGCTGCCAGAAAAGCTACGCAACAACTCGCAGAACTGCATTTGCAAAATGTCAAAGCAACCCCGGTGCAATTCACCAATGCCGATATTCGCGCAGCTTTAAAAGTTAAAGCACCATGGTTCGGCGTCGATCCACGCCGCAGCGCCAGAGCGGTAGAGTTTGGTAAGAACATGGAACCGCAATCCTTCAAGTCGGCAGATGAATTTGCGGACCGACTTATAGAAGCAGTCGCCGAAGAATTTGAAGAAACAGAAGAACCAGATGAAATAGAAGACGAAGAAAAAGAAGAAAAGAAAGTTGCACGCAAAAAGACTGATGCTCCGTCTGGTGATACCAGACGCGCTATTCCACGCCGTACTTCCGGACCGTGGGCAAAACTATCAGATGCCCCGAAGGAAATTGCTGACACTATTAAGAGTGCAGCCGACAAGTTCACGCGCAACGCTACCAAGGAGCAGCGCGAGAAATATATCACGACCGCGCTTGGAACGGCTTATGCCGCAGATCAGCGAGCGAAGGGTAAAAAATAATGGCCGCAATCGCTATCAACGTACTTTGGTTTTTGATTGGCCTGATCATCCTGTGCGGAATTGTATATTTGGCGATTTGGGTGATCGAAAGTTTCATCATGCCGATCCCAGAGCAGATCAAAAAAGGCGTTTGGGTAATTGTATTGCTGTTAGCTCTGATTTTTCTGATCACTGTGCTAGTGGGTGGCGGTGGTAATCCCTTTCACTTCGGGAAAGCAGAACTCCCAAGTGGAGTCTTTGCCGCCATATCCACCCGCGCCGCCCAACATATGTAAAGGATGCTAAATGCCTGAAACCCCTCCTTTCAGCCCGTTTGTTCCGACCGGCGGTCTTTCCGAAAACCTCGTGCCAAACCCGCCTGCTGATATTCCGGAAGCTCCTGCGGTCGATGATGCTATGGCAGCACTGTCAAACGGTAATGACGCACAGGACATTGACACTATCATTGCCAGTCTGACTTTGAACCGCGAACTTCCTCTGTACATTCCGGAGCGGGAAAAATATCCGCAGAAGTCATTCCACATCATCAATGACACGCCACAGGAACTGGCAGCAGCGATGCGCATCCATTGGAAGCCGGTCACTGATCCGCATCTGTTAGCTCTGTTCGAAGGCAAGGTTTCCGGCGTAGACAAGACCGGAAAAATTATGAAACCTATGCTGATGGAGCGCGATATCCGCATCACGCAGGCTTATGACAAGCTGAAGCGTCAGCAGCTTAGCGACATGTACAAAGGCATGGACCCGCGCAACAAGCAATTCAACAGCAAATATGCAGACACCGAAGCTGTCATCAACTCCGGTGCTACCAAAGGGCAGTTTTCAGGTGCAGGGTGGAGGATAAAAGTATGAAAAAGAAAGCCGCCAAACCCAATGCAAAAGTCAAGAGTATGACGGCTGACGACCATCGCAAGCTTGCTGACAAGCATCGCGCGAGAAGCCGTCTCCATGAAGCCAAGGCTGACATGCTGGATGTGGATGATCCGTCGAAACGAGATAAAATGGGAATACGTATCAGGCCATATTAGACTGTAGTGCGTAATCGTTGATACCGAAGCTGTTGACCAAAGCATCCAGCCGGTCTGGCGACCGCCCGATTTCCATGCGTATCTTTTCCTTTGGTGTCATGAACAATCGCGAAAGTTCGTCGCGGCGACAGCCGCCAGTACCCCATTTGTAGGTCGCGCATTCTTCTTGCAGCAGTTTGTCATTCGGCATTCTGACTTGACCTTGCAGCCACATCTGGAATTTAAAATGCAACTCAGCACGCTTATTACCAAACTGCACAGCGTTATTAGCGCCGCTGCCAAAATTGACGGCAACGATGCGGTCAGCCTGATTGCGCATCCGCAAGCGACAGGCATCGACCAGTCCCTTGCCGAGACCGCCACTATCGATCAGGATTGCGTCCATCTGGAAACGCCGGAAGGCGGATACCAGCCAGTCAGCCTGAACATTCTGGTCCTTGGATTTGATTGCGCCCCAGATACGCTTGCCAACTACACAGCCTTGACGGTCACAAACCCATGGATCGTCGCTGCCATCGCCAGCCGGGTCGACTGAAATGATCTTGAGCGCGCCTGCGGTAGGTTCGATCTTTGACAGCATGGCCTGCTGCACCAGCGAGGCCGGGAAGAAGTCCATCGTGCTGTCGGTCATGAAGCATTCGGCATAGGTTGCCGGAAATTCCTGCTTCGTCAGCCGGTGGATGCTGTCGGGCTGGCCGCCGTTCATGGTGGCGAGCGTGTAGTTCTCGCGCCAGTACCAATAAACCTGCGCCGGGGTCAGACCGTGCAGCTTACCGTAATCGGCGAACTCGCGCGGCATCTCCCAGTTTGGCGGCGGCTCGTGAACGTATTCCGGCATGATATGCCACGCCAGAAAGTGCAGCCGCCAAAGCCCTTTGTTCTTGTCGCGGTGCGCCTGCTCGCACATGTCGAAGAACATGCCGGAAGCACCGTTGCCGGTGCTTTCCATGATGATCTCGGTGCGAGGAATATCCAGCACGGTCTTCATCAGTCCGGAGGACAAATCTTCCGAATTGTCGAAAAACGCGGCTTCTGACATATGGAGCAGATGGGTATCGTCAGATCGCCCAATATCGCCACCTTCAGCGGACGAAACTTTGTAAGTCGACTGTAGCTTGTCGAACAGCAACTCTCTGGCATTGGATGCTCCCAGAGAGGGTCGTAGGGGCACTGGCAGCCCCGCGTAGAACTCTTTGACTTCCCTATGGACATTTGTTGCGCTATCATTGCGATGAGCTACCACGTGGGCTCTACAGCCCCGCTGAGTGGCTGTGCGGTGGAAGAACCGACCGCTGATGTAAGTGGAGACGCCCATCCGGCGCGCCTTCGGCACCAGCGCCCGGATGTTGCCGAACTCCCTGAGTTCCGCGATCAGCCGGTTGTTCAGCACGGTCTGAGCCGCATTGATCCGGAACAGCTTGCGCGCGCCGCCTTCGCGTGGGCGGATATAGAGATACTTTTCACGGTACCATTCAAAGTCTTTCAGCTTGCCATTGATTTCGGTTCGTCTGTCAGTAGGCGTGCTCCAAGGATAGTTCATGTAAACGCACTACCAAATTTTCGAAGAAGATATGGCTCTTGAGGCGTGTTCACTCCTCCCAAACCAAAACCACCAAAACCAGCAAGATTAGACCCCGGTACAAAACCGCCACCTACGTTTGATCCTAAGCCTGTTGGTGGCAGTTGAGAAACAAGTGCCGGTGGTGCAAAAGCTGGCTGTCCCGGCAAAGTATTCGGCGGCGTTTGCTCTACTGGTAAAGGCTGTGGCGCTTGCACAGGTGGTAGTGGTGCTTGTTGAACTGGTGGCGTAGGGACCGCTGGCAGCGTTTGTGGAAACTGTGTTTGATCTTTCGGCGCAAGTACTGGCGGCGTTATTACATTTTGCGGCAGATGCGGTACTTGCTGCGGTACTGTAAGTGGTGGAGGCATTACCACGTCTTGCGGTACATGCGGCACTTGCTGCGGTACCGTAAGTGGTGGAGGCATTACTACGTTTTGCGGTACACGAGGTGTTTGTTGCGGGGGTGCCATTATCGACGGTGCTATCGGTGCTAACGGCGTTTGTTGAACTGGCGACGTTGGGACCGCCGGTAACGGCGTTGCCGCTATGGCTGCCGGTCGCCCCGGCATAGTATTTGGCGGCGTCTGTTCTACTGGTAATGGTGCTGTCGGTGTTATCGATGCTGGTCGCCCCGGCATGGTATTTGGCGGCGTCTGTTCTACTGGTAATGGTTGGTTAGCAGCCAAATTTCGTTGAGCCTGTAAGGCTGCCTGCTGAGCTAGTTGAGGCGCTGTAAGCGACAGAGGAGAGCTAACTATAGGTGACGTAGGAAATGCTGGTAGCGGCGCAAGTGCTGGTTGCCCCGGCATAGTATTCGGTGGTGTTTGTTCTACCGGTAGAGGTGCTGGCGCTGGTGCTTGTTGGTTAGGGCCTATGAAACCCCAAGACGGTTGCTCACCACGAACCATCGGTGGTACTTCAGATGTTGGTGTTGGCGCAGTTGGTGCTGGTTGTCCCGGCATAGTATTCGGTGGCGTTTGTTCTACCGGCAGCGGTGTTGGTGCTGGCTGATCAGTCGGCCGACCTTGAGGCGTAGGTATGGATATAGGTGCTGATCTTCCCGGTATCATTTCAGTGTGTGGGGCGTCTCTAGAAATAAAACCAGAACGAATTCCAAATTGAGCTGCATGATTTCCACTTTGTAACCATGCTCTAAATCCTGATGCTTCTGGTAAATCAACGGCATTACCTTGTTGATGGTGCGATGCACCGGGAGGCGCGGCAGGATAAAGAGCCCCATGGTGGCTATCTGCCCAGTAATGACCTTGCACGTCTGCTCCACGTGACATCTCACCAAATTGAGGTTGGCGTCCTGTTTCTTTTGTATAAGCTTCACCTGCTTGACGTAAAGCAGAAGCAAGCTGCGGGTTTATTAGAGGAGCACCGGGAATTTGCTGATGAGCAGGCACGTTAGTAGCTTGTGTTCTACTAACCATTGGTAGGACAGAGTTATGTCCGCCATGTTGAGTTATATAATCTAAATCTTTTTTATACTGAGGAGCAACATCAGTAAATGGCGGCGCTTGAACTGATGGCTGTTGAGGTGCTGGTTGAACCTGACCTTGAGGTGCTGGAACAACTACTGGCGGTAACATATTTTGCGCTACTTGATAAGGCGAAGGCATGCCTTCTGACTGAAATGCAGTAGGTGCCGTAAACGCAGGAGTAATCTGAGCAAGCGAAGGCATCGCAAATTGAGGACTAAGATTAGCACCGGCAATAACAGGATTAACAGGTGCTAACGACGCAGGAGTAGTAAGAGCTTGTTGGGTAGGAGCAGTAGAAGATACCCCACCAGTAGGATCAAATGCAGAGGGTGCTGTACCACCGGCAGGAGCGAGAGGTTCAGTAGGCGCTGCGGCTGAAAATCCGGGGTTAGGAGTGGCAACAGTAGGAGCAGCATTAACACTAACAGTAGCAGCATTAGGAGCAGTGACAGGAAGAGCGTCAGGACCTTTTACTTCCGTACGAGTTTCAATTCCGGGCGTTCCAATATAAACCCTTGTCGCCGATGGATCGGGTGTAGACCCCTTTTGTAATGCTGCTTTAACTTCTTCGTCTGAAAATTCTGTTGGTTTGCCTAGTGGTTGTTCTTGCTGCTTTTGTTCTTCCAGCAACTTATCAACTTCTGCCTGATCTGCCTCCATTACTAGTTTTCGTTCTGATTGCGGGTCTGTCAAATCCTCGAATTCCGGGTTTAGACTTATACTAAATGGGTCTGGCTCCATATACCATTCCGGAATATCCGGAGCTATATCAAGCGACATTTCACTAGGAACGTCAGGACTTTCTTCACCAATTGCATCTGCGGTTGACGCTAACCCATCAGTACTATCACCAACATCACCCGGAGCAGCACTGGGACCAGCTTCAGCACTTGCAGACGCGGTGTCACCGGTAGCTGTACCAACATCACCCTGACCAACACCTATACCTTCACCAGTATCGCCAGTACCTACACCAGCTTCAGCGCCTGCGGTTGCACCTTCACCAGCACCGGGTGCACCTTCGCCACCACCGGGAGCACCTTCACCACCACCAGTACCCGTACCGTCACCAGCAGCACCTGC